GAAAACTTGGCAAGGCCGCTGGACAAGCCAGGCGAACGCCATTATACGCCCCACCAGACCGCAGCAAAGCGGTCCGGCGGGTGATTAGCTCAGTTGGTAGAGCAGCTGACTCTTAATCAGCGGGTCGTAGGTTCGAGCCCTACATCACCCACCATTTTTATCTCATGATATCAATGGGTTACGCTGAATTCTTCTGTCATCAGACAAAACACGGACACCCCGCTAGATCACCATTAGATCACGCGAGGTAAGTATCTGTTTTTCCGTTCTATTTTCGTTCCACGTCAACAGACTTGTGGATAACCGGATTCCGGTTCGGCGATCCCCTGCTGAACCTAGCGACGGCTAGCTTCAAAACTGAGGAACGGAATGCGGGGTCGGGTTCGAACCGACCATACTGCCGACGCATTCGATGTCATCCTGCCCTGGTCGCCTGCAAGATTCGAGATCGACGTCCCTTTTGCGATCGCACTCCCTTAACCTTTCCGGGAGATCGCGGGCTCCCAAACGAATCGGGTCCCTGTATCGATATCTTCCCGACGTCAGAAGGAGTGCCGCGTATGTCGATGTTCACAAGCCGCGATCCCGCAGGCCGCGCTGCAGGCGAGCTGACCCTGCTCACCATGGGCATCGTCAGCAGCATGTCGGCAGCTCATGCTGCAGGCAAGCAGGCAGCCGAGGAGCGCAAGGAGAAGCGGGCGGCGTACAAGTATGCATGCGAACTCGTCGAAGCACGCGGTCGTGCAGATGAGCTGGGCCGCGTTGCTATCCGTGCCGTTCGCCACGTCGCCTCGCTCGAAGCCGAGGTACGCCGCCTGCGTGTCGCCCTCAGTCAGCGCCAGGCTCATATCGACCGCCAGCGTGGAGCAGCCTGATGATGAACTTGTCCGACGAAGGCCTCGTTGCCCGTTTCGGCGACGTCATGCACGAGATGCCGGAGCTTTATGAAGCGATCCGCCTGTTCGAAATCAAAAACCGCCCGGCTGTGACCTCGGGCGGTTTCAGGATGAGCGCTGACTGGGTGTCAGTATCAGTGGACGGTGCCGCTGGGAATGTATCGCGGATTCATGTTGGGCACTCCGGGCGCATGAAATAGCTCGCGGAACCGCGCGGCGACGAATGCCCGCTTCTCCTCCTCTTCGTCTTCCACGGTCGGGATCCTCAGGATCTCGGCCGTTTCTGTTTCCGTAGTCGGCTTCGGGTAGATCGGCTTCATAGTCCGCGCCTCGAGACTCCTTGCACAACCGCCCGTAGTCGACATCGCCAGCAGCGTCAGGTCGTCGTCGCTCAGGCTGAGCAGCCAGTCCTGCCCCTCGGCGTCGAGCGCGGACAGATCCATTGTAGCGCGATCTTCCGGAGAAGCCGCGGCGTACGCCCTCACGACTTCCGCAGGCGACATGTCCTTGACGATGGCGTCGATGGCCTCCTCAGTCTCGCGAGCGGCCCTTGCAGCGTCCTCGACGTCGCCCCTCTGTATGTTCTCGAAACCTCCGGTAGGCGGGTGCGGCATCAGGCCCAGCCAGCGCAGCAGCGATCCGAATATGGCGCCAAGCCACGTCAGCGGATTCAGCAGATCCCACCACGATTTCTTCTTCTCCATATCGACACCTCCTTGTCTGTGATGACCCAGGATCTCGCCGGCGGCCGAAACCGACAAACGGCTGAGTGCGCCGGCGAAAAGCTCACGGACAAATCTGTGAACACGACTTGGAAAATCGTGATGCCTTCAGTCTAAGTAATTGTTGACACGAGATAATTCGATTTCGACACTTGCGCGTATCGCGTTCCTGATACAGCCTAAGTCATCGGACACGGCATCCCGCCGCCGATGAAAGGATACGAACATGAGAACATTTGAAATCGCACCGAAGAACGGAGGCGTAGCCGCCATCGACACGACGACGGGCGACTTCGCCTACATCCGCGCCTTCGTCTACAGCGATGCTCACGCACACTACATCGGTCTGAGCGTGGTCGGGGCTTCCAGCGAGGCACGCCAGGATATGCGTGATCACAACATGTCAATCGACGAGGACTTCTGGTTCGAGGCCGATGATTTCATCACTCTCGTCGAATCCCGCCTTCCATCCTTCGCCATGCGATTCGACAACAGGGATGGATATCTCGCTGTCGAGAAAATGGCGAACGACACAGCATCGGCAGTGATGTCGGGTGACACGTCCTTCCTGAACGCCGCCTGATGATGGCCCCATGGCCGGGGCCGAAACCTCCCTCAGGAGGTCGCGGTAGCCAACTCACGAAGATGACCACGCACTGCAAGGGAACACGAAATCCAACTGGGAGAATTCTGAAATGGAAGTACAGATCGAAATCGAGGAGCAGCCGAAAGGCGCCTACTACCGCATGCCTGTTGGCCATGTCGTCGTTGCTTTTCGCGACGCCGAAGCTCTCTTGTCAAAGCACGGCATCGATCGTAACCAGACAGCCGCCGCTCTCGGTCTGTCGCCGACGACGCTCGTCGCATACGCGCGCGGTGTCTCGACCGTCGCCCACCGGACGATTCCGGCAGCTACCCTTGACCGGATCCGCGATCTCGCAGTCGACGCGTACTGGCGCGCCGCAGCGTGGCCGTATCGCATCGAGATTGGTGGCGTAGAAGCTTACCTGACGCCGGTCTACACTGCTCACGACGACACCGGGCTTGTCCGTGACAGGCACTCACACCCGCTCCGAATGCGCGAAGTCGCTGACAAGCTCGGAGGCAATGTCAGGGTGACATGGTCGGTTAATCCGCGCGTGACCGAAGTCCCGCCGCTCGATGCCGCCGCCGCTCTCCGGAGCCGCTGGCGTGTCGGCGTATGGCAGCTCCGCGACCAGTTCCAGCACATCGGTCGCGCCGATGCGGATGCCGTGCTCTGTGACCTAGCGGACTGCTGCCGATATACGCTGTGGACTTTCAGCACCGAGTATCGACCGTGGATGACGCAAGTGACGACATCCATGGTCGAGCGACTGGAGGCGGCAGTCGCGGATATAGAGCGCGGCGACGACATCCAACCATGGGAATCCGCTGTCGCCCGCGCGATGGCCGACCTGGAGGATCTGTGAGATGGCGCGTGTGATGAGAGATACGACTGTCGAGGCGCTCGCTAAGAAGCTCTTCGAAACGTGCGGGACGTCCTGGCTCGACGACAGCTACCTGCACTGGTCGGCTGCGGTGAGAGCGTGGTCGGTGGGATCCACTCGTCCGCTGCACGAAGAAGACCGACAAGCAGTCGTTTACGCGATCCAGAAGCTAGATGACGCCGAGATCGAAAGAGTGAGGGCCATCGAAGCCGCTGAGGACGCGGAGGAAGAGGCTGCCGCGCTAGAGATCCTTCAGGGCGTGCGCTGGGTAAAGCATTCCTGGGATCGCCAGCAAGATTGTCTCGTCTCCGAGTACGTGGTCGGACGGCAGTCTGGGCCCGGTTGGTACCGAGAGGGCAGCCTTGACGAGATCGAAGCACGGGAAAACGCCGGGCAGAAGGAACTGTTCTGAAAGTGAAAGGCCCCGAGAAATCCCTCTCGGGGCCTTTGTCCATCCTCAGATGGTACTTGAAGCTGTGCGTCTTATCATATCCCATATAGACCCGGTACCGGGTGCGCTAATCGCGGGACTTCAGAGAAGTTGCCTCGTCCGCGACACCAGATGATGATGTGTGCCGGCGGAGCCGAAAGCAAGGACAAGCGTGGATCGATGCCAGACGAGTTCAACAGATTGATTCAGAGGGGGTTGCTCCCGATGACGGTTTTCGACGTGATCCACGGGAAGCTCGACGAGGAATTCGAGGTTGAAAGAGCCCGGAATAGAGCCGAGTGTATCGAATGGAGCCGAAACCTGGTGGTGCCTCCTGTCGATCTGAAGGCCGAATGGGATTTGAAGCCAGGACATTTTTATCTCGCATATGATGGCGAGAAGCCTGACCTTCACCCTGCCAATAACTTCGCTTTGATTGAAGCTGACGTTGCTGATGTCCACCCGAAGCTTACGTACCAGTCCAGCCGTGACAAGGATTCGTGGGATGAAGAGTATCGAGGGCGAAGCCTAGGAACGGCTTTTCGCTGGCTAAATGGCTTGCCTGTGACGCCTCCGCTAATTACCCGGATTGGCGACGAGATTGCGATTTCCGGAGGTAACCATCGGTATCACCTTGCGCACTACTACGAGACGAAACGTATGCCTTTTTTAGTGCTGACCGAGAACCTGGACCTCGTGATGAGCATCCTTCCGACAGCCGTTAAGACTGAACCAGTCTTCTGACGGCCGCGAGCTTCGTGCGGCAGTCTTCACCGGCAGCCGCCAGCTTCACCATATACTGAGCAACATCCCGCTCCCGGATCCACGTCGATCCCGCCACAGGCTCTGCCGAGCACGTCAGGAGCGAATTCGGTATCTCGATCTTTCGCTCGACAACGCGTTCGACCACGATCTCCTTCGGAACGGACTGGCACCCAGTCAGGATGATCGCGATAGCAAGGGGCATCCACAAGCCGATCGGCCACATAAACATCATGTCCGACCTCCGAATCTTTTCGCGCGCAGCTTCTCAAGTAGAGGCGACACCGGGCCGTCCTCTTCGTCCGGAGCCTGCAGGATCTCCCTGACCGTCTCCAGATCACGAGCGGCGGCGGCTTCGATTTCGGCATGCGCGGCCTCCAGCTCGGCAACGACGCGCAGCCTGTCCGCGTCAGCCTTGGCGGCGGCAGCGGCATTTGCGTTAGCCGTCGAGATGGCGGTGTCGCGCTGGCTCGTCAGAAGGACATTGGCGGCCTCGGCAGCCTTCAGATCGCCAAGGACGGCTGTGTAGTGCCAGTAGCCGAGGCCGATCGCGGCGATGACGGCGACGATTGCGGCGATCTTTATGTATCCGATCATTCGGCTGCTCCCTTCCTGCTCCGGAGATCGAGCAAGCCAGAAGCGACCCAGCTCCTCAGATCGAGATGGCCGACGCCGATGTAGAGCGCGAGATGCGCAATGGCCGCGCTGCCGACGACCGTGATGACGTCCGCAGTTGCACCCCAGAAGGCAAGCGCGAAGATTCCTACCAATGACCACGATGTGAGCTTTTTCGAGTAACTGCGGGATTTCTGCGCTGAAGGTCTGGTCATGCGGCCACCTTCAGATCCCAGCGCATCCCCGTTGCCTCGGCTATTGCTCCGAGCATTTTCATGCACAGCGGCTCATCGCGCATTAGCTTTGAAATGTGCCCGGCACGGATGGAAGGGTATCTCGCTCTGATCTCGACTGCTGTCAGACCATTGGCCTGGATGTGCTCCTTCACGGCATCGGAGAGCTTGGCCTCCAGCTCCAGGATCGAGAAGCACTTGTACTTTTCTGGGATGTAGCAGACGCCCATGTTACGCCGCCTTCTTCAGGAGGTCGGCGTACTCCGGAATGGCGTCGAAGCACGGACAGCTCTTCAGCCACTCCCGCTGCGTGATCTTGCCGTCGCCGTTGAGATCCGGAGAGAAGTCGCGGTGCCCCTTGACCGTGCGGATCGTCGGATACTGTCTGATCAGGTCGCCCACGAGTTTCCTGAGTGCGGCCTTCTGCGCGCCCGTCCGCGTGTCCTTTGCCGTCTTGCCGTCGGCAGCGACCCCTCCGATGTAGGAGATGCCGATGGATCCGGTATTGTGACCAGCGACATGGGCGCCGACTTTGTCCAGCGGTCGGCCGGGCGAAACCTTGCCGTCTAGATGGACGATGTAATGATATCCGATGTCGGACCAGCCGAGCTGCTTGTGCCAGCCGCGGATCGTGTCGACGGTGTATTCCTTGCCCTCTGCCGTCGCTGTGCAGTGGACCGCTATCGTATTCAATGGCCGCATTTCTCGTCCCCCAATGTTCATGTTATGTTCTAACATAACATGTGGAGAACGGAAACGCCGGCTGCAGGATTTAGCGGCAGAAAGTCACCCTTAGAACGGGATGTCCTCGTCCAGGTCTCTTGAGAAATTTCCGCCACCGGAGCCGACCGTGGTAACGGTCACTTCGCCTTCAATGATGGTGAACGGCGAGGCACTGCCGACGACATGATGACGGCGTGCAAGACGCTGGGCCGTCTCCGTGAAAGGAGTCTGACCTTCGCTCCCCGATGGGATCATCAGTCCGGCTTCCGTGTAGTACGAAATCAGACGATCTAGAGTGCTCCGGGTTATCTTGAAACAGCCAGTCGCATCGACTGGGGCTAGTTCCCCCGCGATCGCGGAGGCGATCATCACGCATGAATCGTCGTGATCAATGTTGAAGTAGAAGTCGCCGTTCCAGTCGTTTGTGGAGACATCGAGATTGGAGAAGAACAAGGGAAAGAAGGATATCCACGATCCCTGGATCTTCGCGGAACTGCCGCGCTTCGTGCCTTTGCTCGTGGTCATCGGCAGGAGGGTCAGGGTTGTCAATTCGACAGCATCGGGGAGCTTGGGAAGTGGGATGTCGACGCTCAGATTGCCTAGAGCTGTCCGAAATTTTTCATTCTCTTTCCGAACCTCGTTCAGTTCCTCGAGCGTGTCGATGCTTGCGACGGCGTCTCCCCGAATCCAGCCGACACGCGGCTTCGTCGCTTTCGCGTGATCTAGGGCCTCACGAACGGCCAACTTGAGATCTCCGAATGTCGTCCAAGTCTTCCGGAGGCGCTTATGCTCGGCCTCCTTGATGAAGTCCTTCAGAGACTGCCGACCGGCATCGGTTGCCTCGAGGTTCTCTGCCGGGATCTTGCCTGGCTCCCCGTGAAGCATCACTAGAACTGGAACGCCTTTCTCAACGGCGTAGCGGAATTCCTTGTGGGTGTAGCTGAGGCCGTCGTCGGCTGGCGTGCCGTAGCGTCCGGCTATGATCAGGACGTAGTAGTCACACTTGTCGATGAGCGACTTGATGAACTCGAACTGGTCCTCGTCTGCAGCCGGAAAAGACTCCATCTGCACAGGGAAATCCCCCATGCTTATGATGACATCCTGGACCGCTCGACGCTCATCGCGGAGATCTTGGAATGTCGAACTGATGAAAACCTGATACCGCTTGTCGTGCACGCTGTTTCCCCCTTTGAGCAGCAACGATAGTTGTGTCGGTTCAAAAGGTCCACAACTGCAGACAAGGGCGGCTACGCAGCCGCCTTATACTCCACAGGTTCCCCGGCAGGCTCATACCTGCCGTCGCCGGACATGATGATCATGGCGCGCTTGCCGTTGTCATACTGCACGATGTGCGCGTGCGCCCATGTCGTCGGCCCCTTGTTGTAGCCCTGATCCAGGTTGGCGCTCACCCCGGCGACATAGACGCCCTCCACGATCTTCGGCGTGTGCGTGTGTCCAGAGGACGTCTTCGGCCCGAAACGGCGATACTGGTTTGGCGACCCGCGCGACCCGCCGACGCCGAGATCTCCATGAAGACCACACTCGACATCGCCGACGACGTAGCTGCCGCCGGACGACACGAACTGCACGTCTTCAGCCAGCCCCGCGCGTCGCATGCCCTGCCGCACGATGTTGAAGTCGATCACATTGTCGCGGATCGCACGGTGCCATTCCGAATTGAGGTCGTGCCAGTACCAGGCGTTGTGAGCATCGAGAGCGCCCTCTGGATCCTTGAGCCATTTCGCGAGCGCGGCGTCGTGGTTGGATTCGACCATGACCGTCTGGCACCAGTCGCGGCGTACTGCGTTCGCGAAGGCTGCGGCTTCCCGGACTTCGTCTTCGACGCATTCGGATCCTGCGCTGCGCACCTGGGCACGCTGATGCGGATCCTTGATGCCGTGATGATTGCGACGACGGAAGTCGAGCGTGTCGTGTAGGAATTGGTACCGGGGCTTGAGAAGGTCGATAATGCTGTCATCGGTGACGATGGCGCGGGACTGCATGTCGAAGCCCCATGACCGCAGGGCTACGGTGGAATTCATCTGCTCGAAGTGGATGTCGCCCCACGTCACAGCGGCAACTCGGTGACCTGTCGTGACCACGCCATCGACCACCTTGACGTCGAGATCCTGAAAATTGCCGTCGCTGTCGGCGAGCAGGTGCCGGAAGAACACCTCGCCGTCGGTGTCGATCTGCACGAGGAGCGCGCCGTACGTATGATGGAAGAGCGCCTTCCGGCCGCTGGCGCGCGGCGTATACGATGGCTGGGTGACAGTACCGGTGGAGATCGCCATCCTCGGAGGCTGACCTTGCATCCGGGGAATGGATTCGAGGGCGACCCGTGCATGCGGCACGATGACGTGCTGGCCCTTGTTCGCCGTCGTCCATCCGTTCAAAGGATTCGCCGTCGTCGGCAAGACGTTGGCGTCGCCGATCCACAGGAGGCTGTCGGTGATGTGAGTGCGATCGAAGCTGAGGTAGTCGTGGAGTTCATGAGCGTACACGGCAGTGGCAACGGCATGGTCTTCATAGAGGCCGAGCTGGTATGTGTAGCCGCCGAGGCCGATATCGGTGCCGAGGTATTCCGAGTAGGCAAGGAGATTTTCCCAGAAGGGTTTGAAAACGGGGGTGTCATCCTGGGCGGAGGATAGGATGAAGCGGTGGACGATCCCGCGGGGAAGATCCATGTCGATCTCGTTGACGGACGAGATCCGGATCGGCTTCTTCTTCTCTTTTTCGGGAGCTTCTGCCGGAGCAACTGGCTCGACGGCGGTGGATTTCAAAGCATCGATTTCGGCGATGAGCTGCCGTATGCGGTCGAGACGCTGCTTCGAGATATTGAGGGAGCGCCAGACGTCTGTATAGCGCATGCCGCTCGCGAGCATCTCTCTGACGGCAGGTACGTCATCCAGGAGCGGGCGTCCGTGACGGACGAGATTGGGATTTCTGAGCATTCTATATCCTTCACAACGCCACCTCTTTTGCGGGTGGTCTGAAGGAATGGTTTGCGGTGGCGGAACTTGAAGCAAGTTGTCAACGCATTGTTTTTCAATCGGTATTGGAAACTTTGTTGACGGCATCAGGCACCGCCTCACTTTAGATGCCGAAGATTTTTTTGATTTTTTCGGCGAAAAAGATCCAGAAAACGCCGCCGGCGGTCGTGAGGGCGGATACATAGGCAAAAGTGGCACGACGCTGGCTCTTGATCTCAGCGATGTCGCTCTTCACGGCACTGAGATCTGCCTTGAGAACGTTGATGTCGGACTTCATTCCTTCGTGCGTCGACATGAAGTTGCGGACGTCCGCACTGAGTGTCGCGATTTCGCGCACGATATCGCGGAGGTCTCTTTCGGATACGCTGTCGGTCATTGTCGAGTGCACTCGTGTCTACGGATTGGTCATGACAACGAGTGCATCCTGGATCACTGCAAGATTCGAGGCCGACAGCTTGCGAAAATAACGTGCGAGGTGTCATCTGGGCACAATTTACAGGCGCTGAGTCGCGGGGGGTGACATGGTCGAGGAAGTCGCAGCAGCCGAAGCGAAGCAGCCCCGCTATGAGCGGTATATCGAGGAGATCACAGAGGACATCACGAACACCGTCGACGAATTCGGTTGCCAGCCGATTCTCTTCATCGGATCTGGGCTGGCGAAGCGATACATGGATGCTCCCAACTGGGAGGAGTTGCTGGGGCATCTCGCCGACAAATGCTCAGTGATCGACAAGGGCCTCGGGTTCTACAAGCAGTCCTTGGTGTCTCCGATCAAGATCGGCGAGGAATTCGCGCGGCTTTACCACGAGTGGGCGTGGGGAGCGGGTAACAACGAATTCCCAAAAGAGCTGTTCAACGACGACGTCCACGCCCAATCATACATCAAGTTCAAGATCTCGGAATATCTCACCAGCCTCATGCCGCAGAACACTGCCGGGCTGAAGGCGGAATACCTCCCCGAGATTGAGGTGCTTTCGAAGATCAAGCCTCACGCGATCATTACGACGAACTACGACCAGATGATCGAGCTGATCTTTCCGGATCACGAGCCGATTATCGGTCAGCAGATCCTCAAGGGACAGCAGGTGTGCGTCGGCGAGATCTACAAGATCCACGGCTGCGTGACCGACCACGACAGCATCGTCTTCACGTCGGACGACTACGACGAGTTCATGAAGCGCAAGAAGTTCCTTAGCGCCAAGTTGCTGACGTTCTTCAATGAACATCCGCTGGTTTTCGTCGGCTACAACGCTGGCGACCCGAATATCCGCGCGATCCTGTCCGACATCGACGAAGCTCTGCCTGAAAAGGGTGGCATCATCCCGAACGTCTTCATCCTGCAGTGGGACGGCTCCCTCACGGAGGATAGCTGGCCGCCAAGAGACAAGGTGATTCCGACCGAGGAAGATCGTAGCGTCCGGGTGAAGATGATCGTCGCCAACAATTTCTCGTGGGTATTCGACGCCTTCGCAGCTAATCCCGCCCTAGCGCATGTGAACACCAGGGTCCTTCGATCCCTAATCGCGAGATCATACGAGCTTGTCCGTCACGACATCCCCAAGATGACCGTGGAGGCCGACTTCAAGATGCTCAACGACGCTGTGGAAAATTCGGAAACCTTCGCCAAGCTGTTCGGCATCGCCAACATCCACGACTACAGCGCCGCCGGTGCCCATCATTGCCACAGCCTGACCCAGGTCGGAAAAGCGCTCGGACACAAGGGGTGGCATTCAGCGGATCACCTGATCACCCGGGTGCTGAACGAGAAGGGCATCAATCTCAAGAAGTCCGACAATCGGTATCACCGCGCGGACAAGGTCAACAACACCGTGTTCCACAAGTACTCGCAGGATCTCGTCGATCTGCTGACTAAGGTTCAGAACAATGAGGAGTACGTGGTCGACCTCGGCATCCCGGAGATCAAGAAGGCAGTGTGATCAGGTCGGAGCCACGAAATTGACGCCGGTGTTGATCTGACAGCTACTGGCATTGATCGTCTGCTCGCTTCCGATGACCAGCCCACTCTCATTGTCGACGTCCCACCGCGCCATGACGTCCACCGTCACCGTCCGCGGCCGTCCGTCCACCTCGCTCCGGATCCTCTTCTGCACGAAGCCGCTGAGGCCCATGATCAGTTTTTGCGACATCAAGGCTCTCCCAAATCCGGTCTCAAGTTGATCTGCTTCGGCAGCGGTGGCGGCAGGCACGTCACTGACATCCGGCGCGTCAGGAGATCCTCCTCCCTGAGAGGCGCGAAGGCTATCCTGAGCCTTGTAGGCATCGTGCCGATTGTCCCGACCGGATCCCCTGATCCGACTGCTGCCGCGTGCTGAGCGCTCCAGGCGTTTTCGAATGCATAGATGCGGGGCGGCTGGGTCGCCAAGGCGAACGCGTTCACTGGCTCACGGACGCCGCGGTAGCTCGTTGAGTAGACGATGTCGCCTGTCTGCTGCTGGCCGGATCCAGGAATTGGAGCGATCGATCCAGATCCTGGAATGCTTGCGAGCGTCAAGTTCGCCGTCCTCACGCCGTCCTCGCCGATGACGAGTTCAATCGCGGTCACTTTGCCAACCAGCTCGCCCCCGGGCAGACGACGGTGACGGATCCTGCAGGAATCTTCACAGGTGATCTCGCGAGCCAGCTCCCAAGGCACGGTGAACGTGGTCGTGGCGCACTGGCTGCGCTCGAGGACAGCACGATACAGCCGACGGATAGCATGTCGGACGGCACGGACGCCGCGATCGCTGTCGAAGAAGCGTGCCGAGCGCGGATCCCGCATAGGCGCGCGCTTTTCGCGACGCTCCCAGAGCAGTGGGCCGCCGTCGTAGTCGCGGATCCGAAAGGTGTCGGTCGCGTCGTGCTCGAACAGGCATGTCCATGCCTTCCCGGCGGCCAGCACTTCGTCGCCGACGTCGTAGTGGCGCTGCTCAAGCGTCTCCGGATCCTCGTATTCCCATTCCGGCGTCGATCCGTCGATATTGAGGGCTGCGAGCGTGATGACCTCGACCGTCTCGACCTGATCATCCTCTTCGGGGATCTCCTGAAGCCCGGACGGCAGCACGATATCGAGAAGCTCCTCTCGCGCCTGCTGGTAATCGTAAGCGGCGGTCAAGCGAAATTGAATCGTCTTGGACTGGAGCTGCACCTGCCCACCAGACGCGCTGCCGAACTTGCTCCCACTGATGCCGAGCCAGTTGGGGGTGTTGTTGGTCACGCTCTCGATCTCCGCTTCCGCCAACGTCCATCCCGTATCGGAGCCGATGCTCGCGCCTGGCTGCGGGAAGGACTGGAGGAAGTCCTGCCACGTATATGTAGACACCGCATCTGGCTCACTGACCGTCTGCCTGCCTTTAGCGACCTGCGTCCACGATGCGATGATCCGGATCCGGGTGCTCGGCCGCGGCGGATTAGAAACGGTCAGCTCGGGCGGGTTCTCGATACCCTCAAAGTCTAGGGTGTGCAGGATGTCGCTCTCGACGAGGTGCGTTCTCGAAAGGGCAAGCGTCGCCCGATCCCAACGCCAGATTTCCGGCCTAGCCGAGAGCGCGCTCTCGGGGTCGTCGGAAGAGTCGGCGGAATAGAATAGCGGGTCATACAGTTCCGCATCCTCGCGGTCGGCTGCAGGCGCGTCGGGATCGTACGCAACGGCTTCTCCGGTGCGGAGGAGATCGGCGACAGCCGTCAGGACATCGTCGGCAGACGGCGGAAGGCAGCGGTAGGTGAGATCGATGGTGGTGCCGGACATGCCAGTCGGCAGAGGCACCAGGCGGCCTCGCGCCACGACGACAGGTTCGGGATCCGACTGCCTCTTTTCCCAGAGAATGGCGTATTTGTTAGACGTCGGCATGAAGCCAGCGACACCCGGATTTTCGACCGTCACCTTGAAATACGGCTCGATCTTTCGGCCCACGCGCTGCTCGATGACGGATCCTGATAGCGCGAAATAGGCGTCATCCACCGCAGCCTGCGGATCGAAGGGCGTGTCGAAGGCCGGGATGTATTGCAGTCCGAACATCAGATCCCTCCCAGTTCTTCGGTCATGAGCTGCCACTGGCTGGACGCATCTGCCTCCCGATATGTCTCCCGCCACGGCTCCGTGACGATAACTTCGTACTGCAGGCGGGCATAAACACGCACTGGCTCAACGGCAGGAGCCGACAGGGTGACAGTTTTGCCCGAGATCGATGAGGAGATGTCATCGAATCCAGTGGTCAGTGCTCGAGCGGAATGGACGGAGCGCGGGAATACGGCCGACGTGCCACCTGTCGGGATGACGATCATGAGTTCGTTCGGCGGCACGATGCTGAAGACGGTGCCGGGCCACATGTTGGCCAGTGCCGGTGGCCTCATATCATCGCCGGACGAGATCCGGAGGGCGAATAGCCGGAATTCGGGATCGACCAGGTTCTTAGCGATCCCATTCCAGTTTCTGACGATACGCGCAGACGCGGCGATGGGCGACAGCTCGACAGACAGGTCGAAGCCAGTCTGCCAGCCGAAGCCAAGGGCAGGAGCAAGGATCGCGGTCGGGCTGGTGTATCCTGTCATCATGAGAATCCGTTGTTCAGCTCGTCGAGCGCGCGCTTCATGTTCATGTCACCGGTGACCGTGGCGGGGGTTCCGTTGACTTTGATATCGTACTGGAAAACGGCTGCCGGCGGCTGCTGTGCGGCGCGACGGTAGTCGTCGGCAGAGCGGGAATCCCGGATCCCATCGGCGGCCTTGAAGCCGATGAAGTCGTCGATTTGCTTCCGGCCGTACGCCGCACGGTCGGCTGCAGTGACGATGTTGACGCCATCTTGCGCCCAATAGCGTTTCTTGAAAGCGTCGTTTTTGGGATCGCTGCTCTTGAGAAGCCCTCTTACGTACTGCTGATCATGCGCACGGATCAGTGCCGCCTGCTGCTCAAACAGATTGTCGAAAGCCTTCTGGGAGTCTTCGTAGAACCACTTCGCCGCCTGCTGTCCAAGCTGGAACGCGGCGACGGCAGTCGTGCCGAGCACCACAAGACCCTCGATCACGCCTCCGATCGACAGTCTTGCTGAAGCCAGGGATTGGACCATACCCAGCCCCACGGTTTTGAACGACGTCCCAACAGCGTTCACACGTCCGCGCCACGCATCCGTGTCGGTCGCGAGGGTCTTCAGATGAGATCCGGTCGACTTCGCGAAGCTGGCTGCGGCAAGCCCCGAGTCCTTGAACGATCTCACCGTCGCCTTGCCGCTGTCCACTGCTGCGGTGCGTGCCATCGTCAGACCGGTAACCAGCCCATCCTTCAGCGACGTCGCAGCCTGGACGGATGCCATTTTGACTGCAGAAGCGGACGAGACGGCGGCCGTTCTCGTAGCAGCCACAGTATCGACTGCTGCCGTGCGGGCCGTCATGAGCCCGCTGGCGAGATTGTCCTTGAGAGCTGTCGCTGTCGAGATCGTGGATGCTCTGACGGCGGCCGTCGCCTCGATAGCCGCCGTCTTCGTTGCAGCCACAGAAGCGGCGACCGCTCTGCCAGAGTCGACAGCGGAAACCCTGACCGCAGCGGCGGTGTCGATGATCGCCTTCGAAGCGTTCTTGTAACCTTCGGCAGCCGCCGCCGTTGCCTGGCCAGGCAGCGCAGCAGTCGCTCGAGCGGCATCGGCCGTGGCCGAGACGACGGAATCTCGCATCCGCGCAGCACCAGCGGCGACATCCGCGAACCGCTCCTTCATCGACGGGCCTGGATTTAGGCGCCGTCGTTCGACTTCCTCCCGAGCCGCCGACCAGCGATCACGGACTCCGTCCCTGACTGCAGCAGCCCCGTTCTGGATGGCACTTGCGCCGCTGCCAACGCGAGAACCCACCGATCCAAGCGACGATGCTCCGGAGCGAACACCGTTAGCGACGGATCCTGAGATGGCCCCGACGGTAGTCTCTGCAGTCCACGCGCGGCGGATCTTGTCAGCAAGCGTGTCGCCGCCGGAAGCGATAGCAGCGGCGATGGCTGGCGCACCCGATGCGGCGGCAGCCGTGGTAGCGGAGGCTCCAGAAGCTGCGGCGCCACCGACGCCCACGCGAGCAGCGACAGCGCCGACGGCACCTGCCCCAATCTTACCGACGGCACCTGCTGCGAGGCCGGCAGCGATCTTCAATCCCCCGAGGAGCCCGGTAAGCCTCAAAATACCGACGAACATCGCGGATGTCGCGAAGTCGGTACCAATAAGCGTCAGGATCGGCTGAACGGCTTCCTTGATGCGGTCGAGCGTCGACTCGAATAGCTCGAAGGCGGCCTTGAGGTGGTTGGCAAACCACAGCACGCCGTCTCGTAGGTCATTAAGCCACTTGTAGTCGCTGTTCTTGCCATCGAGGAGGAGCGAGACCTGCTTCCAGGCATCCATCGCGAAATCGCGCACGCTGACGAGACCATCACGGATCGCGTTGATCCACTTGTAGTCAGAATCCTTCCCATTCCAGAGCAGCGTGATCTGCTTGCGAACATCGCTGGCGAACGCCTTGACGTTGGCGAGGCCATGCAGGATTGCATTGATCCACTTGTAATCCGTGTCCTGACCTTCCCAGAGCAGACCAATCTGCCGACGCACGTCAGCAACGACAGCCCGGAGGTCGAGAACTTTCCTGACGGCGATATCGAGCCAGCGCGTCTGGATGGCATCTCCGTTGCCGGAAACCAGCGAGAACGCGTCCTTCGCAAACACCCGGGTATCGTTGAATGCGTCAACCGCCGCCTTGGCGATCTTCTCGCGGCTCTTGATGAGCCAGACGGTCAGCTCTACCGACGACCTTGTCAGATCCGGCACAAGCGTGCGGCCTACCGTCAGCCCGATACCCGACCAGGCAGCCTTGAGGTTCAGGAGCGAGCGTGAATATTCATTGGCATTCGCGATGTCCTGCGGTGTCGCGATAGCCCCTGTCGCTTCGAGAATGCGGTGATACCTCTCGATGGCTTCTCGGCCGCCGTCGAGGAGCGGAATCAATTTTACGCCTGCATCCTCGCCGAATAGCCGCATCGCCACCCGCGCGCGCTGGCTAGGATTCTCGATCTTCCGGAACGCGTCGGAGATTTCCAGGAGTCCTTCAACGCCGCCATTCGACGCGCGCGCCAGATCGACACCATATCGCTCAAGTTCATGGAGAGCCTGAGCCTGCGGAGACTGCGAGGCCCAGAATTCATCACGCGCTTTCTGAAGCTCGCGCAGTTCCTTCTTGAGCATCCTGACAGCAGGAGCCGAATTTGTAGCGGTTGCCCGCCCGTACTTGTCCGGCAGAGATCCGGGACGGAGCGCTTTGTAATAGTCATTAGCAAAGATGCCATTGCTCAGGACATTTTGAATCTCTCGGATCCGGGTATCAATATCGTTGACCGAGCCTTTCCGGGCTTCCAGTTCCGCCTCGCGAAAATTCTTCTGGATCTCCTGCAGCTTTTTCGTGTCTTTCAGACGCTTGGCGTCGGCGATATCTTCCTTCGTTGCCTCAAGGAAATCGGTGTACGATTCCGTCGACTTGTCGATGTTCTCCTGGAGCGTCAGAAATTCGTTCGAGATCGTCGCGATCTGTGTGATCAGTTCATTGCGGTCGGTGCCGGTCAGCTCGGCTGCGTAGCCGAGAACTGCGACGTCTGTCGGGGAGCCTCCGATTCGCTGGGCATCGATGGAAATGGATTTCAGAGAGACCGCTGAATCCTTGGCGGCCTTGATCGCCGTCGCGGACACCGCCGAGACCTTCGCTTTCAGGCCGACAAAGGCCGCCCCGGCGCCAAGCGCGCCAGTCTTGACGCCGCTCCAGGTTCCCTTCGATCCCATCTTGACGATGGACTTCACGAGGCCGTCGGCTTCCTTTCCGGTCTTCTTGAGAGCCTTGGAGAGATCGGCGCTCTCCTTTCCAGCGCTTTTAAGCCCGCTGTCGAATGGCTTCAGAGAGCCGCCGCCGGACTTGCGGATGCCTTCGAAGGTCTCGAGGATATTGCGGCCGATCGCGCGGAGGCCCGTCGAGGCCTGGTGGAGGCCGTCTAACGTGAACCGTGTCTTGATTTCGGGCGTGACTGCCATTCCGCTTCTCTCACCTCAACAGGTCCCAGGCTTTGGGATCCGACGACATTCCGACTGCGACCGCGCTCGCCATCTGAATCCGATGGGCCTTCTCACGATCGCCGAGGGTCCGCATGCGCCACATGAGCTGGATGGGGCTGAAGTCGAATCCCGGCTTTCCCGTCTCCAGCTCGTATTCCAGGGCCAGCTTCACGATGCCGACGATGCGCCCGTCGATCAGGAGTCCGTCGGCGCAGTGCGTTATGCGGCTTCCGCCAGCCTGGGTTTGAACATCTCCAGAGCCTCGAGGCGCTGGAGCAGTTTCTGAAAAAAAACGTCCGGAGGCTCCGATCCGAAGGTGATCTCAAGGGCGAACAGGACAAGTTCGGTGACGACATCGTCAGGCGCGGTCAGCAGCCATTGGCGAAATTCCTCGTCACCTTCTGCATCACAAGCGAAGGCGATGACCGAGGCAACGGCTTCGTCTCCGGCTTCGAGAATCGCTTTCGTGATGTTGATGCCCTCGAATACGTCGAGGAGAGACGGATGCTCGCGGCACAGGCGGAGCATCTGCTGCACGGTGACGGCGCGCATCGGTACCTTGACGTCACCATATGTGAAGTCTTCGTACTTGTGGCCGGCCGCGCCCATCAGGGCCTTGATGCCGGAGATCGGGGCGACGGATGTCTTGAGATTTTGCTTGGTGGATGTCGGGGCCATGATTCCTCCTTGAAATGGCTCGAATGGGAAGATGGAGCCGGACGGATCCGGCTCCGGATGGGATTACATCGAGAGGTCGGTAACGGCACCGAAGCGGAAGCGAGCTGCCTTCGTGCCGTCTGCGTAGACACGGCCCTGGAGCTGCACCTGCGTGTAGTCGTCGGCTCCCTGAAGTGCGACTTCGCCCGTTGGCGTGAGCTTCACGTCCCAGAGTTCGATGTGCATCGGGGTGCCGATCTCGTTCGAGCCGAACAGGTCGAGCTTTCCACGGAGGCCGTTGCCAGCCATGATGCCGAGCTGCTGACGGCCCGCAGTCTCAGTGATCGCCGCACCGGAGACCTCCGCCACGCCGCCCTCAGCAACAGTGGTGCCGATCCATTCGATGTGTCCGGTTTCGGAAATCAGGCGGTAGTGGGTGCCCTCGACGAATTCGACCGGATCCTCGACAGCGCCATCGTCGAACGTCGTGATCGTGACGTCGCGAAGGCCTGTGGCGTAGACGCGTCCCCTGACCAGTTTCGCGAACGCAACCGTCTTCGTGGACGCAGACTGCGTGAGCATCTGATCCGGCTCATCCATGAACAGTGCTGCGCGGACCTCCGGGATAAGAGAGAGCAGCGTGAAGCTGAGCGCGGCATCTTTTTGAATGACGTCTGAGCGCGCCAGCGTCTTTTCGGCGTACTCCTTCGAGTAGCGCTCAATCTCGACCAGGTTCGGCGTGTAGCCGAGTGCCTCGATATCGCCGAGGTTGATGCCGCCCTCTTCACCCTGAGGGGTAAATACGCCCTGAAGGGACCATTTGGCGTAGTTGTCGTTTCCGAGTGCGCGAAGTTTGTTCGCCATTTGTTCTCTCCAATATTAGGGATGAATGTTGATGGAAGGCTTACCTTCCGGGGTCGTTACGGTGCCTCGGTAAGTGACCGTCACCGACGAGGTGCCCATCTCCTTGGCCTCGTCTTCGTGCGCTGCCGAGGTTCCGGCGTACGTCCAGTCGAGCACCTTGCCGAAACCGAGGGCTGAAGGTTCGGTCAGAGCCTCCTCGACCTTGACGGCGAGATCGTCGAGTTTCTCGTCGAGCTCTTCGACGTCGGCGATGTCGTGGACTTGCACGGAGACGATGACCTGCCTCTGCAGCGGCCGCTGGCCGGGCGGGTTCTTGCCAACCGCGGTCCCGGCGTCGGCCACGGACACGAGCGCGATGGGAAACTGGTCGGATTGAATCCCACGAAGGACCCGAAGACGAGCGTCCACAACACCGAAACCGCCGGCAGCGCGCAGTTGAGCGACGACGGCGTTTCTGATCTGCGTGCGGATATGGCTCATGTGCGCTTCCTGAAGAGTTCGATCTCGCACATACCGTAACCGTCGGCTCTGCAAGATTCGACTTCGTAGGTCACGCCGTCGATGACGAGCTGATCGCGGCCGGATCCGAGGAACAGCAGCGTGAGATCGCCTTTGCGACCAGGCTCCAATTTCAGGGCATCGGCGACAGCACATGATGCGATCGGAACCCCGAAGACGGTATCGAGGCCGTCCGTACTGACCTTCGTAGACGACGCGTTGAAGATGACGACCAGATCGTCCGATGACGTCGTTCCATCATCACGATGCCGGATCCAGGTCGCGGGGGCGGCCTCGCGGAATGTTCTGGTCAGGATCCGTGGGAGTGCGGCGAAGACGCGGGCGGTCATGTCAGACTCCTGTCGATGCAGACGGATCCACGAAGTCGTCGAGATCGGCGTCGTAGATGAAGCCTGGCCGGACATGCCTCAGGTCCTCTGTTCTTTCGATCAGACCGTGTGCCGAGGACTGGGCGAAGCCACGCACGATCGTCCTGACTCGGCCATCGGGGTCCACGACGATGTAAGCCGGAGCTAATGCACTCATCGGATGACCTCCCATTGCCAGAATCTAAGCTTGATGCCACCGTCCGCACCGCTGCCCGGATTGTATCCTGCGCCGCCGCCGCCGCCCGGGCGTCCTCCGATCTGGCCTTCCATCGACCCGAGATCGTCGCCGCCGCCGCTGCCGCCGCTGCCCAGCGACAGAAAGATTTCCGAGTTGGCATCCTGACCGGGCTGGCCAAAGCCCCCGTCTGACAGCGCCGCCCGGGCGTCTCCGTACATCGAATATCCGCCACGCTCAAAGAGAGCTCCACCCATCCCGGGCCCGTTGCGGTTGCTTGCCTGCTCCGGGGCACCGGAATAGACGCTAAGCATGACGTGAGGCTGCAAGTCGTGGCCATGCAGTCTCCATCGTGCCAGATGGTAGAGCAGACTGTCGTCAGTCACCGCGACGCCTCCATCGGTTTCCAAGGAGCCCGATGCATCTATCCACTCAGTCGTATTCGCGTATGTATCGCCTCCATAGCCGCCCACACCGATGAACAAGGCAATCTCTCCGTCTGGGATGTCCGCAAATCGAATCTCGTCATGCCGGACCATTCCCGGCAGCCCGCCGTATGTTCTGACATCCGGATCGCCAGATGGGAGGCTACCGCCGCCGCCGGGACCTATCATCAGGCGCTCCACGACGACCGCCTCTGGGTCGACCGGAAAGGGATTTGATTCCTGGAGGGCAGAAAACAGCGCCTCTTTTGAAGTGATCAAGGACGTGACCACGTCGAGAAACGGCCTAGCGGGTTCGTTGGCAGGGTCGAGCGACACGGATAGCGGCACCTTTCGGACGAATGCAGGGGCGCTGGAGCTACCGGATCCGACAATAGCAAGGTTAGGTACCATCATGGCTCAGTTCTCCATCACGTAGACGGTCGTGTCGGCGGCCGCGTTGAACTGCAGATCACGGCTCCCGCCAGGCACGCCGAAAGGCAGGTATCCGGGAAGCAGTGGCCACGCCTTCGTCGCGTCGTAAGCGGAGCCGCGCACGAGGGTCAGTCCGGCAGCAGTGGCGTCGAGGCCGACGGCGATGGTGACGAGTGTCGTGGTGCCGGCGAGAGTGTGCTTGACGGTGGTGTCGGCTGCGACGGGGATCGCGAAAACGCGGTCGGAATCGAGCAGTGCGACGTCAAAGGATTCGCCGAGGGCTGATACGGGGCTATCGATTGTGTTTGCCATCGGGCGGCTCCGGAAAGAAAGGGAATGGGGGCGCAGCCGGGTCAAGGGAGGAGAACCCCGGCTGCGCTGTCGCGGCGATGATTACTTCGCCGTGATCTTGATGATGCCCTTTGGACGCTGGACGTAGGACAGGACGTTCGTCTGGCCCTTCAGCTCGACACCCTCGTCGTGGTCGAGGAGTTTCGGCGAGACGTATTCCGGCACGCCCATCGCGCCGAGGGTCTGGATGCCCGTGCCAGGCGCGAAGCGCGTCTGGTACATGCCTTCGACGATCGGGCACAGGAACGCCTCGTCCGGGTGGATGAGGTAGTGCGAGCCGATCTTGCCGCGCGTGTAGGTCACGACGTTGATGTCGGTGGAGATCGGGAAACCGTCGCGGACGTCGTCGCGGAACAGGCCCCCCGAATTCCAACGGTCGTATCCGGCCTTGATCGTCGGATGCGTCTTGATCGCCTTCTGGATGTTACGGCCAGCGATGAGGTAGTAACCCGTCGCGAGCAGGTCGCCGAGTTCCTCTTCGGACTGGATCTTGGCATCAGTGAGTTCTTCGACGATCTCGGTCGCCGCGTTGGCGAAGTCGATTTCCTTTGTCGACTGGGTGATCCCGAAGGTGTCGAACCAGTTGATCAGAGGCGTCGTCATGTCCGCCTTGTACATGATGCCGGTGATCGCGGCTGCGCGGCTGCGCTCCCAGGTCAGACGGTTGTTGGTGTTGAAATCGGTGAGGATCACGTTGCGCTTGGCTTCGAAAGTCTCGACCAGCTCGGATCCGAATGCACGCACGCCGCGGACGGATTCGGCCAGGAGCGTCCTCTGCTGCGGATAGTGCGGGATCTTGACCGGAATAGCGGAGCGGTCAGCATCGCGGCCAGTGAAGCCAGGAGCGCCGCGCTCGGCATCCGGCACGATGTCGATGACACCGTCACGGAATTCGATGGCGGTGAGGTGAGACAGCTCACCTGCGGAATTCCAAGGCAGCCATTTTGAAATCTCTTCCGGCACGTATGGCTTGGAATCGATGAAGTCCATCATCGAGCGGACGGTGAAGATGTCGTCTCTGAAGACGTCGGCGATCTGGAAAGTCATGGTTTAGTTCTCCAATTTGTTCACGATTTGTTCTTTTACAGATCGCAGGTTAGCGGACGACGATGCCGGCAGCGTCGAGGGCGGCGGCCACGACAGCCTTCTTCGGCGAGGCAAGCCCCTTGAGCGAGATGTACTGGCCATAGGCTTCACCATCGCGAACAAGCGCAACAGCAGCGTGGTCGCCAGCGGAAGCGTCGACGCGGTCGTTGATGACCGCTACTTTGACCGTCTTGTAGTCGACGACGGCGACATCAGCCGGATCGACGTAGAGGCCGGTAGCAACCTGTGTGACGTTGTTTTCGCCGCTGAGTGTGTATTCGGCGACAACGACTGTTCCCGCGCCATAGACACTAGCATCCTGTTTGAGGTTGATAACTTCGATCGAGCGGTCGCCATTGGCCTTGCTCCGGATGTGCAGGTGATCCTGCTGGTTCTGATAGACTCTGGTCATGTGAGTGATCTCCTGGTGATCTGTTACTTGCGGCCGTTGAGCTTGTCGTAAGCGGACCGTGCGCGCTGGAAGTCGGTGAGTTCCGGTGCGGCGCGCTTGGCAGGCTCTACAGAGACGTCCTTCGAGGATCCGGATGCGGCACCACGCTCGGCGATGGCCTTGCGGAGCGCGCGCTTCATCTCGACAGGCTTGGCTCCAAGAGTGCGGAGGTCGGAAACGAGCTTGGTCATGCCGTACGACCGCGCGATCGAGCGCACTTCCTCGGCTTCCTTCTCTTCTTCCTTCGTCAGCTCCTCGCCGTCTTCGTCGTCGGCGCGCTTGCGCTCGTCGTCCTTCTTCTCGTCTTCGACTTCTTCGCGCTTGCCGCGCAGTGCACGGGCACGCTCGATCAGCTCTTCGGAAACTTCAGCGTCACCGAGTTCTGCGATGATGCCTTCGACAGCGGCAACGGCTTCTTCGGCGGTCGCGATGACGGCCTCGAGATCGTCAACCTGAACTTCATCGCTACGCTTGGAGCGGATTCTCTTGGTCATGGTTTTCTCCTGTTTCGCTCGCGCCTTCGCGAGCTTCGGGGGTGTGGTGGGAACAGCGTGGCTGCGGATGAAACTGTTTGGATCCGCTCCGACCGGAACGGCGGAGGCCTCGGTCAGCACCCAACGCTTGACGAGGAGCAGCGGCATCTGGCCGTCCGGCTGCTCGACAAGCTCGGTGTCATCCATGCTGTAGTCGTAGCCGGCCGAGATCTGGCCGTAGAAGCCCTCGGCAATGTCCTGAAGGAGGTCAGCCCTCTTCCGGGTGAGAGTGGTGCGGCCGACGACGGACTGGCCGTCAACGCGCACGTCGTCCACTTTTCCGAGGATCTTGTCGATCGAGGAATAGGTGTCGTGGCAATCGACGAAGGGCATGCGCGGCGTGCGAGACATGTCGCAGCCGGCAGCGATCAGAACTTCGCCGACTTCGATGTAGCTGATGTCCTCGAACTCGACGTCGACGATCCGCGGATCTGGAATCCAACGGACCACCGGGGTCTCAGTCGTAATGACGATATCGAAGGAACGGCTCTCGACGTCAACCGACGTGGGCGCACCCGCGAACGCGCGCACAGACCCAGGACGCGGGGCGCGCTGGTCGGCAGGCTGCGGTGTCGAAGGTTTTGCGGGCATTCGCTCTCGTCTCAGATCGGTGTCTGGAGAGAGCCTGCCCAGGCTCCCTGCAAGATTCGAGACGGACGGCGAAGAAAAATGAAAGCCCCCGAGGATCGGGGGCTTCAGGGTTCAGATAGCGGACGAGGTACTCAATGGATGCTCCCTTCATCGGTGTGGCGGCCTAGAAACTGGTCGACGCCCATGACGAGGTATGCGGCGAGCCAGTTGTCGTCTTTGATGGCTGCCTCGACGCGGCGGAGCGTCCAGGTGCCTTCGAACGCCAAGCGGATTGCTTCCTCCGGATAGTGAGACAGCGCGTGACGGTGTTCCGCCAGCTCGACGTGAGTGACGTACTCTTCGTCGATTTTTACGGTCCAGACGTACACGCCGAGATCGGCGTACTCCTCGTCGACTTCCGCTGCGTTGCGGGTCGAGAGGAACCAGGCCAAACGCTCGTGAAGCGATGCCAGAGCATGCTCCAGATCGGCGACCATGGCAAAGCGCTGATCGACGTCGACGATCGGCATAGGGAGACGGTAGCTGACGGTCTTCATGCTGCTGCTCCCTTCTGCTTGCGGATCGACTTGGGATCGATCGGGAACAGGACGTTCTTCATGAACGTGGCGATGGCGTCGTTGCTGACGCGCTCGAGGCGGATCTGAGCGGTGCGGGTGTCGACTGCTACGTAGTAGCGCTCGTCGTCGAGCATAACGAAGTCACTGATGTACACGGTGCTGCCTTTCTGTTGCGATGAGTACGCATACAGAAAGCGCGGATGCTCTGCCTCCGGTCAACAGGTTTGGCAGGAAAAATCGTTGCCATATAACGCGTTATGTTTCAGTGTGTTAGAAGAGCAATCACGGATTGATCCGTGTGTTTTTTAACCGGCATTCAGCGCTCAGGCGGCTTCTTCCTCAGCCATTTTCATGATCGCATCGAGCACCGCTTTCTTCTGCAATTGCTTCACGACTTCGCTCACGTCTGTCGGCGCCATCTCTCCAGAACCTTCGTATACGGAGTACGGAAGCCTAAGCTCCTGAGCCCTCGCGGAGTCCTTGGCATTCTGAAGGTCGATCTCACCGATGTCGTATCCGAATTCTGCCGCCACCTGTTCGCGACTGGTAAAGCCGTTCTGGACGGCGAGCATGAACGCGGTGACTTCCTGGACCGGGTGGATATGACCGCGCGCTGGCGGCATCCATTCGACGCGCATGTAGTCCTGGGGCTTAGCCTCGGGCGGCGGCGACCACATTCCGGCCAGGATCGCGGCCGACACCCAGCGGCGATATACGGGCGCGTTGAACTGGGTGTTCATCATGTGATGCTGGATCGAGAGAATGAATCTGCCGACCTCGAGCATCATCGCGCGATACAGGCGGTCATTGACGTTCTTGAAATCCAGCGTGATCTGCTCGACGCATAGCCCGATGCAGACCGCAACCTCGCTGAGGTTGATGCGATTGAATGCTTCGAAATTGCTGTCGGTACCCGGCTGCTCCGGGAATTTTACATCGTAGCCTTCGGGGACTTCCACCGCGCCACCGGCCGGCACGTTCTGGAATTTCGGCGGCTCTTCGTCACCGAAGGCAGACTCGTCCTCAGCCGACAACGGCTTGTGGTAGAAGACGGTGAATTTGCTCTGATGCCGTTTCCGCCCGGCTTCGTTGTGCCGATACTCCTGGATGACATCCATGATATCCAGAACAGGAGCCGCCCAAGGCACACCTCGCTCCGAATGCGCGTCAGTTGGTATGAAGATATGCAGAACGTCCTCGGCGGGCACTGGCTTCGGAAGCATGTCGCCTGCCTTGCCGCGCCAGTCCTTCGGGTGCCACTGATGCAGCCAGTAGTTCGCCACGCGATCAATCGCGTTGCGCTCGACGCCGTCAACAATCCAATTCCCAGAAGGCGCCTGCTGTGTGTATCCAAGCGGGAGGTGGTCTCCCTGAAGCATCTGCAATTGGAGTGGCACACCCGAGAGCATGTCGCCTTCAAGACGGTCGCGTAGTCGGAAGAGAACCTCGCCATCGCGGGCAACGTGTTCGACCGCATGCCACTGGAGGCCGTAGAAGTCGAACCGACCACGAGCATCGGCTTCCGGAACCCATGACTTCCAGAGTTCCTTGAGATCTGGATACGGGATGATGGGGGTGATGCCGTAGGACACCACGTTGTTTGCGACCTGCCGCATGCCGTTCCGATAGAAGCCGTTGTTGGCGTATTGGAACCGTGACACCTGGCGGATGGCTTCGATCTCTCCGTTGGCACCATTCGGTCCCGGGTCCTTGCTGACAGCCTTGTGCAGGCGGGAAGCCGATTTGTAGAAAGTCTTCGCCATACCGGCAGCCGACGAGAAAATATCGGAGACGGCGGAGCGGATGCTGCCGCCCGGGCGGAGAGTGCGGGCCTTCGATGTCGATGGCGAAGAGGTGCGGTTCTCGGTCATGTCATTCTCCCGAGATCAGCGTGATGAAGCGAAGACCGCCGCGTTTCGGCTTGCGACCCTCTATTTCGGCGATGCGATTGGAAAGAATACGGATAAGGGCCTTGGCATCCTCGATCGGCAGGAGATCGGCAGCGCCGCCTCCGGAATACGAGACACGCAGTGCGCCCGTCAGAAGCTGAGCTTCGATCGCCTTGCGTTCGACGCGTAGGTCTGTCGCGCTCCAGTCCTGAAAATAAATCGTATCCATTCGCCCTCGCATGACGATCAGAACGAAATGACTCCGCCAGACCGTCGTTTCCTCACCATCGGTTTCACGCCCACGACCTTCGGAGCCGCCGTTGGCTCCTGTCGCTGCGCTTCGAGCCTGCGTTCGATCGCGCGCTGCGCTATCCCGGATGGGGCGGCTGCGGGAACGTCCTCAGACTCGGTGACCGACGAGGCCATCAGAGAAAGATCCGGGCCGATATACGGCTGGTCGAAGATCTCTCCCGTCACGGCATCGTGCGGCACGTCCTCAATTCCCATCTTCTCCGCTGCAAGATTCAAGTCGCGCCAGCGAAGGTAGCTGGCCTTGAGTCCCTGAAGGGCGGCGTAGCAGTAGATGAAGGTGTCCCACTCCTCGTGAGAGCGGCCGCCCTTGGGGTGATCCCAGTGATATCCGCCCTTTTTCTGCGGGAATGGCCGCTCGCACATGAGGCGGTCGAAATAGCCATCGGGCAACGAAGTCGGGAAGCGTGGCCCGCCTGGCCCCTTGACCATGAGCTTGCGCGCGACTGCATCTTTCGCGAGCTGGGTGTCGATCATGTACCACTCGACCTGCGCGCCCTTCTTCGCCTTCGAAACCTTCTTCGGCCAGACGGCGGGGCCGCGCTTTCCTTTGGCGGCATAGGCCTTACCCTTGATCGCCCACACGTTCCTACTCTTCGGATAGCGCGCGCACTCCGCCTTAACCTGGTCGCCGAAGTGGCCACCCATGTCGCAGGCGGTAGCCTGGATGTACATCTGAGTACCGTCACGCTTCGTGTAAGGACGGCTGATGATGTCGTCGAACTGGCGCCGCGCGTCAGGATCTGAAGGCTCGCCAAGCACCTTGCCGTAGCCGATGACCGACGGCATCTCCTTCTTGTTCCAGCCGATGATATGGTATTCGCGGGAAGCAATCTGCTCCAGCTCGCCACCTTCCTTGTTCGTCTGCATGTCCCATGCGGATGTCAGGACGAGGATATCGTCCGGCACCTCGGCGGCATACGCGATCTGCTGGCTACTCGCTGTCGATGAGTTGAGATCGGAGTTGCCCAGATCGTCCCACGGCTCCGCCATGACGTTGTTCACGAACACCTTGCGTGCATCGGGATTGCCCCGGGCGTTGACATCCTGCTGCGCGAGAGCATGCCAGCGCGCTTTTGGGGCCATGGAATACCACTGTGGCCAATGATATCCTCGATGGCCCTCACGGTTCGGAGAGAGGTTCTGGGGGATGTATTCCCCGTTCTCGACCATCTCCTCCTTGTGTTCCTCATCGATCCGGCAGTGGTCCGGCCCCTCGCACATATAGTAGCAGTCGGTGACGATGTTCCGTTCGTTTAGGGTGTACTTGAAGCCGTACTCTGTCTTGCGGTCACCCCACTTGAGGTATTGCTGGGTGTGGCAGTGAGGGCAGCGCACGAAAAGGCGGCGCTGGTCGGACAGGCACCATTCGCGCCACACGAGGCTCGTGTCACGGACAAGTGGCGTGGATCCGATCCAGAGGATGGAGTCGAAGAAGGTGGTACCGCGGGCGCGGAATAGCTCGAGCTTGTCGCCCTGCGAGTCCGACAGCATTGCCTGCCATGCGTCCGCATCGACTTCATCGCCGAAGAGCCACTTCGCCCGGATACGACGGAAGGAATCGTCTGAGGCGGCGCTGCGCATGTAAAGGCGTGCCGCATTCCTGAAGCGATGCTCCTTCCATGTGTCGAGCGGCTGACCCCGAACGGCAGGGCGGGTGATTTCTTGCATCGCAGTAGAGCTGCGGAAGACTGGCTCGAGTTCGTCGTTATAGTAGCCCTGGGCGTCGCCTGTGGTCGGCTGCGCAACGATGACGTTGATCGCCAGATAAGCCAGTGCGTAGATGATCATCGATTTCATGAAGGTCGAATAGCCGACCTGAACACCCTTCAGAATCGTGATCTGATCGACATCGCCAGACATCGCATCGGCAGCTACCGGCCTCTGATAGCCGTTGAGGCGCATCTGACCGGCACGGGAAGTCTCGTTCGATAGCAGCTCGATATTCTCGAAGATCCATTCGACAGGATCCTTGAACTCTGGAAGCTGCAGGATCTTGCTCCGAATGGCCGCAAGCGCCGCGAGGAAGTCGTTCTCGCCGTTCTGGAAAGCCGTCTCGTAATTGATCTCTTCGTCCGGGAGGAGCATGTCAGTCTCCCGCCTGCAGCTTCGACAGGAAGCGACTGACACTAAGCTTGTTGAGGATGCCGCGAACACTCTCGTCTACGGACTTGCGGACTTTCACTGCGTGCTTCGGATCCACCTTACCCGCGACGATGTCGGGGATGTTCGAGATGCCGCCTAGCAGCTCGGTAAGGAGTTCCTCGACCTGGTCTACGACAAGCTGCCACCGCACCTGCGACCGAAGGGTAGCGGCAGCCTCAGCCTCATCCATGTGCATCAGGGCGACGAGACGTCGACGCTTGGCATCACCCTCGGAAATGTCACCGTCTGCAGTCTTGCCGAAGCGCTCTGCGGTCGTCTCGGCGGCGTGACGCTCGAGCCAGCGCACGACGTCTGCGATATCCAGAACCCACGCCACGCCGAGATCGCGGTTCGCCTTGGTTACGAATGGACAGCCGAGGTCGATCCACTTCTCGACCGTCGTCCTGTTGCGCCCGAGCAAGGCGGCACACTGCTTGAGCGACATGTGGCCGACGCCGCCCGAACTCCTGGAGGAGGCTGACGGCTCTTCGTCGCCGACCGAGGGGGGTGACCACGTTTCGTCCAGATTTTCGTCGTCCGAAGTCACCCCCCTGACGGATTTGCTGCGAGCCATGACTTCGCAAACTCCCAATGTATTCAGTACAATTGGGTGGTAGGCGGCTGCAAGATTCAATGCGGGGCATGGAGGGGGTGCTGATGCTGACGATCAGAGAAAATTTTCCGAAAGAGAGAAGGCCTGGGGTCGCGAATTACCCGCACTGGGCACACCCCCTCAGGAGCCTCGGGGGGCATCGCGGAGACCGGCAGCGCTCAACCACTCACGCGTGATCGCCTCGCACGCCGCCTTGGCCGTCTTCTTGCTCGCATACAGATGTCCGTACCGATAGCTGCTACGACGATCGAGGATCGTGCGTGAAGTGATCCACTTGTATCGGCCGTCGTCCATCCGAAGGACGGTGAACATATGAACTCTGCCGAGGTTGCCTCTGAGGATCTTTCCCTCAGGATAGTCGTCGTCGGGTTTCCACGTCAGGACGCTCATGCCTTACCCGCCTTCACCACACCTGCATCCCTCATCCAGGCTGCCACGTATTCCTCGACCTGCACCTTCGCCTCCGCAAGCGACGATGCCCTGTGGTCGGTATAGTAGTGGTCTCCCTCACGAAGGATGCAGTCAGGCGACCACGTGATCTCGTCATCGTCGGCATAGAACTCGGTTACGATGACCTTGCCGAGATACGCCGTGAAGTATGGGGGCGATCCCCCGTCCGCGACCCAGAGCACGATGCCATTCGGGACGTAGGAGACAGGCATCCTGGCGGGCATCGGTACGAGCATAGGTGATACCGGCAGCATGTCGTTCGTTACCAGAGCACCCGGAGGAAGGGCAGCGAGTGCGAGCAGCTTGGTCATGTTGTCGCTCATGCCGCACCTCCGGTGGATTGCAGGATGGGCCACGCACGCTTGCCGTCGATCAGGTATCGCCGGAGTTGACGCGCGCACGACTCAACTTCCATCTCGTGAGTTGGGTGATCGTCGTAGATGCCGCCGTCGGTCATGTAGTCCAGGACGTTCTCAGCGATCAGCCTGACATCGCGCTCAGATGGTTTCGGAGCCAGCCCCGCCCTGTCCACCCACGCATCAAGGATCTGCTCGGCAAAAGCCTTCGCGTTGTCTACGCCAACGAAGAACAAGGCATCGGCTGCGGCACCTGGCACATCCTCATTGCCAGGGAAGCGCGACGTCAATTCCAGCTTCGCATATTCGATGCCGTTCTTCTCTGTCGGGAAGATCTGGCAGACGAAGCCTTCATGCTCTCCAAATATCCCCGACCACGACTTCCGCTTTTCACCGAGAAAATTCCTTCCATTCCTCTCTTCCCACCTGATCACACCCATCGCGCACCTCCTCGCATTCGATGCCTATGATGGTGTGCGTCCGATCAGCCTGACGCAAACGCCGGCAGTTTTCTCGTAGGAGAATTCTACGCAACCATCCTATTGACTACTACGCTACGTAGTGTCAAATAGTTGACATCAGGAACACCAGAGGAGCCGAACATGGAAAGCACCGACTACATCTCAATCCCATTCCCGAAGACGCTTTACGACATGATCGTCATCCGCTCCGGCGGTAAGCTTGATCCCGTCCAACTTGCTGCCGATCAGGTCGAGCATTTCATCGAACGCAACACCACGGAGGATGGCTTCTGGACGGAAGCGGGTCTCGAAGCATTCGCGGAGGAAGAGCGGATCCGCAACTCCGGTAAGGGCGAGCTTGACCTCCTTAGCGGCCACCTCTGGAAGCCCGTCTTCATGATCAATGGCACCAGGCTCCGCATGTCGTACAAGGGCACCAGCCACTATGCAGAGGTTCGCGGCGACAAGATCCAGGGCGACGACCGCAAGTTCGATTCCGTCAGCCAGTGGGTTCGGCATGTTGCCGGAGGCACTAGTCGGAATGCGTGGCTGGATGTCTGGATCCGTAGGCCGGGTCGCGACACCGACTTTCGGTCAGCCGACGACCTCCGGAAGGAAGCGCTCGCCGACGACTGAGGGGAGGCCATGGCACGGAAGCGACAGATCCTGTTCGAGACCTTCGAGGCTAGCATGGTCGGCTACAACCGTGCGAAGGCTATTGATCCCACTACCGAATGGCTCGGGGATCTCCGAGGGGATGGCTACGTGGTCTCATGCACGACACCGGGAGCATGGTTCGTCTGCCTCGTCTTCGGTGGCAGGCCTCGTCGTCGGGGTAAACCGAAGAAGTGATCGGCAGCTTCGGAATGCAAACCGCCGCCAAGCTGGCGAACCGGGCGGCGGAGTCTTGTGAGACGGATACGGACATTTCCGTGGTTTTAGGAGACGACGGCGGACGCGGTGTCGATCGCATCTAGGTTTCGCTTCAATGCCGTGATGACAGACGGACGCTGCCGCACGAGTGCCAAGGCATTTTTCACGTCGGCATCGCTCGCCGCAGTGAAATCTTGGAAAAGCAACGCTGTGAACCCACGAGCTCGACTGTCGCCGAGTTCTGCGTCGAAATCGGTTTCGTCGAACAGAGCCTCAATGTCTTCCGGCAGCAATGCCCAGGTGCCGGGCGAAACCTGATCCTGCCGAGCGCGATCCCGAGCATTCTCGGCATCAACCTCATCGAGATCGATACCAACCGCTGCGGCGACTTCCTCCCGGGTAATCTCACCGGCTTCGACGTCGGCCGCCGCATTCTTGAGGTGCTCGACGGGGTGGAGCCAGCCATGTGTTCGGTGCCACGCTCCCCTCGGCTCCGGCGTGTTTTCTGTCGGAGCTTTTCCGCTGGAGACACGTTCCGCCGCCTCGATCTCTGCAATGATCATCTTGGCGACGGCGGTGCGGCGCTTGGCCTCGGCTTCGGTGATCTGCGTATTGATCGGCTCCTCATCATCTTCGTCGGTCATGTTGTTATAGACCTCTTGGACTCGACCCTCGAGCGCGTTGACATTCTCCAGGATGCGGGAGACCGAGTTGATGTTCTGCGCGGAGCCGTGGAAGGTCTTATACCGAAGCCATTCTCCAGCTTCAGTGCGCAAGGCATGCAAGAGCGTGCCGATCTCGTCGTTCGTGAATTTCAGCACCGGCATCACATCCTCCTCATGCTTGGTGTCCATGAGAATGGTGTGCGCTGGCGGTGCGCGGCGCAAACGCCGGCGGAAATCGATGAGCATGGAAGGCTGCTCTGGAGGGACAGGCTCACGCAAGCCTGCGAAAGAAATGTTGACAACGAGACGGTTGTGCCTATGTTCACTATTTGTTCCCCGCGACTCCAAAGCGTTAATTTTTTAGTGTTGGAATACGGAAATGACGGAAGCTCGTGATTCGAAAGGGATTTTCATGTCGGAAGGCTCAGGTGGCTCAGGCCCGGTAGTAATCGACCTGTTTTGTGGTGCTGGAGGTCTTAGCGAAGGACTTCGGCAGGCAGGATTCCAGCCACGCGTTGGCGTGGATTTCGACAAGCACGCCGTCGCCACCTACCGACACAATCATCCCGGTGTTCCGGTTATCGAGGGCGACGTCTCCAAGGTCACAGGCGAGGAGCTATTCCGTCTGGCCGGCACGCGGGACGTTGACCTGATTGCTGGCGGCCCGAGCTGCCAGGGCTTCTCCACCCATGGCAAGCGCATCCAGGACGATCCGCGGAACTTCCTGTTCAAGCACTTCGTGCGCCTCGTGGACGAAGTGCGTCCGAAGATGTTCCTGATGGAGAACGTCCGCGGAATGCTGACATACGCCAAGGGAGAGTTCCGTCGCCAGATCGAGGCAGCCTTCGCCGAGATCGGCTACCGCACCGACTTCACGCAGGTACTGGCTGCCGACTTCGGCGTTCCCCAGATGCGCCATCGAATCCTGTTCATCGGCACCCGCATCGAAGACATCGAACTCTCGTTCCCGGCGCCCACGCACGGCGACGGCGAAGGACTGAAGCCGTACGTCACTCTCGCTGAGGCTATTGGCGACCTCCCGCTGATGGGCAAGGACTACACGTCCGCGAAGCGCGAGTACGCATGCGCGCCGCAGGGTCCGTATCAGGTCTATGCGCGCTCCGGTGCGCCTACTGAGGTCACTATGCATGTCGGTCGGCCGCTCTCGAAGCAGGCCTCCAGCCTTGCAGCGCATATCGGTCAGGGACAAGGCCTACGGTCGGCGCCTGTCGACGTTCTCCCCGAGCGCTTCAAGAAGATGCGGACCATCGCGAACGGACAGCTCCGCCGCGACTGCACGACGCTCTACTATAGACTGGATCCAAACAAGCCGTCCTACACGATCACCTGCAACTACAAGAACGTTGCCTCCGGGCCGTTCCTGCATCCGTTCGAAGACCGTGCGATCTCGCATCGTGAAGCCGCGCGCTGCCAGTCGTTCCCGGATCATTACCAGTTCCTCGGATCCAGCTTTCCGCGCCAGATCGGCAATGCAGTTCCGCCATTGCTCGCGAAGGCGATCGGAAGGCATCTAATCAAGCTCCTGTCTGCGGAGACCGGAAAGCAGAGCTTTAGGCGTGTCGCCTAATGGCCCAGCGGATCAGGGCAGACAGGGTCGCTCTGGCCCTGCATAACATCTCCGACTGGAAAGATAAGGTGAAGGCGCAGTCGACGGCTCATCTGATGCCACTGCTCGCCCTCCTCGAAAAGGGCGCAGGCAAGGATGACGCTGGCAGCATCCTCTTCCGTGAGACCCCGGAGGAGTTTGCATTTTGGGACAAGTACTTCCACCTCAAAGACGGCGACGAGGTGAAGCCATACTTCAATCCCGTCACCCTTCGCCGGGCTGAAGCAGGGTTTCCGCACAGCAATGCCGCAACGATTCGAAAGAACACGTTTCAGAATAAGTGGAAGGGAGCGGAGCGCTCCAACACCACCGAAGGCGAGGCTTGGGAGCTGGCTGGGGACTACGCGGACATCGTGCGCACCAACGTCTTGACGAAGAGTGGTCAGGTCACCCGTGCCCCGGTTGTTGATCTAGCCGCGCTCTTCTTCCGTTCGGAATCCTTCGACGATGGCGACGATGCCAGGGCCTTGGAACGCCGCTTTCGCGAGCAGTTTCCTCAGTCTGACACGGACTACGAAAAGCTTTTCGAGTTCATCGCTGAGGATCGTGAACACGTATTCGCGCCCGACGACGTTGCCCAGGACTACGAGGCAGCCATTAAGAGCGCTCTCGTTGAGGACGTGAAAACGGCCGCGGCGATCCCCCAAGTACCTTCGCCGCCTATATCAATGGAGCTCAGCGACCCAATCCTCCTGCAGGTGCAGCAGCTCCTGACATTCGGAAGTTCCGGCATCATCCTGACGGGGGCGCCCGGCACCGGCAAGTCCTACTACGCCAAGCGGATCGCAACGCACCTCGTCAAGACGCCGCAAACCGACATCTTCCGCGTCCAGTTCCACCCCTCCTATGGATACGAGGATTTCGTCGAAGGCTACCGGCCAAACGAGAGCGCGGTATCCGGATATAAGATCGTCGACAAGACATTCATCGATGCCTGCGAACGAGCGCGCAAGGTGCAGGCCGACAATGGTCTCGTCGTCCTAATCGTCGACGAAATCAACCGCGGCGACCCCGCACGTGTCTTCGGAGAGTTGCTGACTTACATCGAACGGAGCTACCGCGAAGATACGTTCATTCTCCCGTTCTCCGGACGAGAGTACCAGATCCCGAACAACCTCGTGCTGATTGGCACGATGAATCCTTATGACCGCAGCGTTGCCCAGGTAGACGCTGCCTTCGTTCGAAGGTTTGACCACATAGAGGTGGCTCCCTCTCGTGAGGTTGTCGAGACCATGCTCGATAACAGCAAGGGCTTCACTCCCGAACAGGTGGCGGAGATCGGCGGGTGGTTCGACACCGTGCAGAAGATGGTGCCGTTCGGGCTGGGTCACAGCTTCTTCGCCGACGTCAAGAATCTCGATCATCTCAAGCTCGTCTGGCGCTACCGTATGAGGCCCGCCGCGGAACTCGCGATCGAACTGAACGACGGCGCGAGAGCAAATGTCGTTGCGAGTTTCGACGCCCTCGTGAAGCGGCTCGAGGGGGTGGCCGTTGAAGGTTGATATCCACGAGTGCGAGGAGTTCAACGAACTGAAGCTCCGGATCAGTTCGTTGATGGAGAACGGCGAACTCAAGATCGACGAGAGGATAGCCTCAAAGGGCTATCTGGCGGCGACGATGTCCGGAGGGCAGATAGCGCTGCGGACTACTCGTTTCGTTGGCACTATCCCGCTTACGCCAAAGATTGCAGTCAAGGTCACACCCCGCGCCAGCATCGCAAACCTTTCCTATATGCTCGTTAGGTCGGGGGTTATCCCCACGGCGATCAGCGGGTTCTCACGCGGATACATGCCGAGGTTCGTGTCGGCTACCAATGTGGAGAGGATCTACGGCCCATCACTGGTAGAAGGCGCACAGGTGATTGCCAAGCGCGGCTTCATGAAGTCGTACGTGAAGAACGCTAATGCTCCGCCGTGGCGCGGCCGCTTCATGGCATCGGAGACCGTCAAGCGGCACGCATCCAAGGGTATTCGCTACCGTCACGAATTCGACCACAGCACCCTGTCGCCAAGCGTGGTCGAGAACATTAGTCTCAAGGAGGCGTTGAAGCAGGTCCGTGGCTGGCACCTCGCCAATGACCGGAAAAATCCGATCATCAAGAACATCGACGTCCTTCTGCATGACCTGTGGTCGGTGGCGGACTGGGACGGCAGGAAGACCGATCTGGTTTCGGAGCTTGGTCGTAAGGTGCGCAGCGTGCCTCCGCAACTGGCTCACTACCGCGATCCCCTTTGGTCAGCTTTTCTCATCCTGCAGAGCCTCCTCCCGGAAGTGAGCTTCGACGGCTACGTGAAGCTGGATTCGCTCATCATCGACGTGTCGGCAGTCTTCGAAGGATACATTCGGAGGGAGCTGTCGGACAGACTATGGCCACAAGGCTACGTGGTCGAGGATGGCAACAGACGCCCCGGCAAGTTCTTTGTCGACGGTGGCGGTTTCACCGTGCATCCGGATATCGTCATTAGGAAGGACGGCGAGATCGTTGCGCTGCTGGATGCCAAGTACAAGCCGGACCCCAAGGAGCAGGACAGGTACGAAGTCCTTTCCTTCATGGATGCCATGAACGTCGCGATTGGTGGGTTCGTTTGTCCAGCGAATGGGGTGGACACCTCTCGCTACCTGGGAAGCACCGCCACCGGTAAGAAGATGTTCGGCCTGCGCTATGATTTGGCTGCTGAGGATGCTGACGCGGAAGCTCAGCGGTTTTGCGATAACGTCTTAAAGATGATCAGCGGAAACCGCGATTTCTCATGATCGATACGATCGTATATCCGTAACCATGTCTTCCTCCACTGCATTGACTGGGTGTCACTATTCTGGCACCCAGTGGACACATCTAATGCGGAGAAGACCGATGGCAAGACGCTGGCAGACGAAGGATTTCAACGAATGGATGGCGTGGAGCGGCCTGTCTTCGCCTCAGGCGGCTGTCGTGCTCGACGTCTCCGAGCGCACGGTCAAGCGCATGCGCAGCGGCGACGTCGGGATCAAGGACGACGTCTTCATGAAAGCCATGGAATACGCGACGGCATCGGCAGCCACGACATCGTCGAAGGACGCGTTGCTTGTCGGCTCGTATGCGGATCAAGCTGACTGGGCGGCTCTTTGCAGCGCATTCCCGCTTGCCCACGTCACCGGCATGTCGTCGGCAATCGCTCGCGGATGGACGTCGGCCAACTCGCACAATTTCCGCCAGCTCTCGCAGCCCGAACGGATGCCGCAGCCTGTTAAATTCGAGGCGTTCGATTTGGAGTGGTTTCCGGCTTGGGGTCTGCCGTGGGGCGTTGAGATGCGGCTCGACGAGGAAGGTAGGCCGTTCCGCGTGGCCAGTCCCGAGCGGACGCTGCTCACGCTCGCTGAGCACGAGCGATCTCTGGGCGAGGACGATGTTGGAGAGTGTTTCCGAGGAGCGTTCCACCTTAGCGATCGTGCGCCGGAGCGGGGTCTCCTGCTGACGAAAGCGCGGGAACGCGGCGCGCAGGTATATGATGCCGTAGATCACTTCCTGCGGAACCACGCCAAAGTCTGAATCCTGCCGGCGCGTTTGCGCCAAGCATCGCCACGGCAAATCATCTGCTCATGTCACTACGGGACATGGAGAGCAGACGATGTCGATACCATGCACAGGCGAGCGCAAAGTCGAGAAGATCAAGGCGAAGTCCAAGAGCCGTGGTCTTGATGTGCCCCAGCAGCTTCAGAAGTATGTTCAGGAGCGTCTGTGCGCGCGCCTGTGGGCTTTCGAAGAAGGAGCCCGCATGACGCTGAAGGGCGGAGCCGCTTATCATTTCGCACCGGAGTTCGCCGATCTCAACAGGTCGACGGCCGACGTCGATGTCCACAGCTACGATGTCATCGCACACGATGAGGTGATGTGTCTGTTCCGCCGTGCTGTCGAAATCGAAGATCCTGATGGCGTGGTCTTCGAGATCGGCAAGACCGAGGTCCTCGATCACGAGCACGGCGAGCATCAGGGCCTCCGGATCCACATCATCGGCTGGCTCGGGAAGACACGCGTCAACACCTATGCTGACGTCGGGATCGGAGGCGAGGCTCCCGTAAATGTTCGTGAGCTGTCCATCATACCAATGTGCGATGGCGACACCTCGTCAACGATACGTGTGCAGCCGTTCGAATACGCCATGTCCGAAAAGCTGCACTCGATCGTCGTTCGCGGTCTCAGCAATAGCAGGATGAAGGACTATAGGGATCTACTTGTGCTTTCACGAAAGGGCTTCGCAGAAGATGCGGTTCGCGAGGCGATAGGACACACCTTCGCGCAGCGTGGTGCAGAGATTCCCGACGCCACTCCGGAAGGGCTGCAGCCTGTGTTTTCGGATGCGAAGCAGCAGGACTGGGCGCGCTACTTGGAGAAGAACCGAGTGACTGGCATGCCACAGGATTTCGGCGCCGTTGTCTCCGAGCTGCGGACGTATTTTAGCGACAAGCTGACCCCGGCCTACGCGCCATCCTACCGCTAAGCCTAAATGAAGATGGCCGCACTCGGCGGCCATGTCATCGCGATAGAAGCGCTCGCTTAGCAATCACCGGGGTGATGGGTCGAAAGCCGCCAGAAGGCGTTTCACGGCGACCCCCCCGTCAGAGCCGATGCCCAACATGCGCGGCCCGATCGACGAGTGACGGCGGCGCAAACTGCTCTTGCACGCCGACAGCCTCGATCCGGCGGCTGCAAGATTCAACGCTCGACGATCTGCCCGTCGTACTGCGCCCGGATCCGACCATTCTCGTTCCGATATCCGAACAGGATAGGCAGCTCGACGGCGTAGAGGCTGTTGATGTCGTCCAGGCTGAATCCTTCCGCCGTCTTCTCGGCAACGAAATCCACGATGGCCGTCTCCACGACCACCAGCCGAGCGCGGACCGCATCACGGATCGCGATCTCTTCCCGGGTCTTCGGTGTCTGGTGCGCCACGGTCACAGGATTCACGATGTAGTTCATGGCCGGCTGCTCGATGACAGGCTCGGCGACGGCGACAGGCTCAGCGGCGGGTTTCCTCCGGGGTGCCATCACGCGTCCTCCCAAAGTTTGATCACGTTGCCGACAAGAACGTCATCGAGCGCGGTAATGATGTCGATGGCACGCCGGGCGTCCTCAAGATCCGTGATCGGCGGCTGCTCGCTCTCGATACGGATCCAGTCGCCGAGATCGGGGCACCAGACATAGCGATGCTCGCCGTGCTCATCCACGAGGTGATCCCAGAGCCAGTCGATCTGATCGCGAAAGTCCTTGAGATGTCGGCGATCGATGCTGACCACGGCTTCCTCGATCCTGACGATATCCGACCGACGGCCTCGCAGCTTGTCAGCGAGCTGCCACATAAGGGATTCGTCTTCGGGCAAGGACTCAATGCGGAATCGCATGACGAGCTGCCAGAGCCGGGCGATGTGGCTGATATCGTATTCGGATCCCAGCGATACCCACTCGACCTGCGTGACAGGCCAGCGGCGCAAGTGGAAACGGTGCGGCGGGAATTTTTCGATCGCGAACTCGGCTGCGGGCATGCGGACACTCCTCCATTACGAGAATAGTGTCCGCGCCGGCGGCGCGTGAGGCAAGTCAGTCGTCGCCTTTGAGGGAGGCTAGGTACTCGGCGTAGTCGGGATCCTGGAGGGGGTCGTCATAGCCGTCGGGTCTCCACAGTTCAGCGGGATCGCCTGCAGACGGAGACAGGCGGTAATCGGTAGGCGGATCCGGGTCGAAATCCTGGGCAGACATGTCAGCGAGATAGGCTTCCTCGTTGGTCTTGCTCTTCCCGCGCCGCGCACCGTTGAGATTGATGCCCAGAGCCTTTGCAGAGAGCGGCACCGTCTGTGCGGGCACTAGGTCATGTTCGGCAACCCAAGCGACCGGCTCGGATGGTATCCATCTCGGTTCCCATGGCGTCTCGCGTCGCCCGAACAAAGGCTTCCAAGGCTTAGATGGGAGGTCGAACCGAGATTTCTTAGTATTCCTGCTAAGCCACTCAGAATATAGCCTGCATACAGTGCGGAGGTCGCTGCTCAAGCGGACGTCGAATTTCTTCTTTTCGGAGATCTTATCGATGGCTGTCGTCTCCAGGTCGATGTCGGCGAACGTCCTTCCTTCGAGAAGCCGCCGCGCTCGATTGAGGCGCGACAAGATATTGGCGACAGCGGGCTTCGACAGTTTTTTCCCCTTGGTCTTCTTCTTTTCAAGATAAGCGCGGAATCGCGGGTCGATCTGCGGGATGTCTTTCCCGGAGTGACGTGCCTTAATCACTTTGCCGAGGTAGTATGCGAACGGTGGCGGCACGGCATTCGCAATCATCACATCGATTTCCGTGTCGGTCGCTCCAGTCGAGTACCAGTCAAAATCTCTCGGAAATCCCTGGATCCTCGACATCTGCTCTTGCGTAATTTCGTGAGCGTTCCATGCGGGAATGTGGTCTTTTGGGTTCCTCGTCTCCAGATCTTTGCCGTACGGCGGCTGCCGGAATGTTCGGTAAACCGCTGGCGCTGGCTCATCCAGCCGCCGGACTCCACGGCCGTCACCGAACGGCCGTGTGAAATAGCCGCCGATCCGGATCAGCTTGGCATCATCGGGATCGCTGGGATCGAGAATATCGGAAATCGGTCGTCGCGGGCTTTCCTCCGCTTTGATCGCGACATCCAGGAAACCGTCACGCTCGTGCATCCTGCCGATGACGACAAAACGCTTCCGAGATTGCGGCACGGTGTAGTCAGCGGTGTCGAGCACCAGCTCTGTCAGACCGTAGCCGTAGCCTTTGAAGAGCCGCCGAGCTTTCTGGTACTGGCGGCTAAAGCCAGCGCGGCGGACGTTCTCGTAAAGAAACCACTCGGGCCTCGCAGCACCAATCAAAAGCGCGAACGAAACCGTCAATTCCGCGCGCTTCCCTGGAATCTGATGGCCCGCAATCGAGAAGTCCTGACACGGCGGACCTCCGCATATCATATCGTAGCCGAAGGCGATTCTGGATCCGAGCATGCTGATGTCGCTGGCGTCAGCCAGATATCCGCTGATGCCGTTAGCATACCGCACGCGGTGGACCTTGGGGTCGATGTCGTGGCCGTGGACGACTTGGATACCGGCAGCTTCTAGTCCGATCCCGAGACCGCCGACACCTGCGTACACTTCAATGGCTTTCACGACATCACCTCATGCATTCGTGTGTGAGGCATAGCAGCCGACCGTTTCGGGCTCGTAAACGGCGCCGGCGACTATCCGCCGTTGAGCTTCTTCAGCGCGCGTGTGATCTCCGCCGAATACATCTTCTGCAGGTCGGCCGCCTTCACGTAGCTGGCGACGGTGTCGTCCCATGTGAAAGAAGCATCGTACTTTGCCGCGTCGGCGAACCGAACCAGCAGCTTGAGCTTGCCACCGCGCTGTTGCGGTCGCTGCCAGTAGCCTCGCGTACTCCGGATCCGACCGAAGAAGATGCCGGAATCGGTCGACTTCTTCTGCGCGCCCCATGTTGCAACTTCCACCGACTTCCCTGATGCGCGGAGTTTGTCACGCCGCGCCTTCAGCTTCGATCTCTTGTCCTGCTCGCGCTTCGCCTTCTTGGAGATCCTGCCGAGATAATGCCTCTGGGCGTTGCCGAAACGGTTCTTCGATTCTGGTGCGCTGTCGACGCGGACGTCGTATTTCGTGGCTCCGGGATCCCCGGCTCGCCGCTCGCCGCCGTTGACGAGGTACTGCATGTATTTCGCCTGTTCCGGCAGGATCTCGACTGAATACTCGGGATCCCGAGTGGTCGCCTTCTTCACGACGAAGCCACGCTTAGTCCACGCGTTCGGGGATCCTTCGATATTCTTCTCGGCATATGCGAGCAGAGATCGGCGGGCACCGAATGCAACGCCGTTCAGAAATCCGGCCTGAGCCTGCGGCAGCACCGTCTTCTCGATTTTCGTCAAGGACTTCGTGAATCCCTTGAGGTCAAACTCGAAACCGAAATCATCCGTCTTCGCCATGCGTCACCTCACAAAAAAGAAACCCCGGGTGCGCCGTTGATCGCGCAGCAGCCGGGGCCATAGTCGGAAGGAACCGAGGACAAAATCCAGCGGTACGATGATGGTGTGCGGCGGCGGGCTCCAGCGCAAGGGGATTCATGCTCGAGTCCTTCGTGGCTGCCTGCTGCGGACTAGATCAGGCAGCGCGGTCGCGGCCGACGTCAGCACGAAGAATTCTTCGAGGAGCGTCTGCTGCATGATTAGCTCGGCTGCGAGATCGTTGCCCGCAGAGATGTCGTTGGGGTCGCCGACGACGTCCATGGCGAGATCGATAAGGGTCTCGTATCCGACGACGTATTGAGCGACGGCAGCGCGCAGCACATGCGGAGGGACGTGCTCGCCGCCGAGGTATGCGCAGACTGCTTGACGGGGTGTGAGGTCGGTCTCGGTCATCGGCGTCCTCATCCGTTCGCCAGGGCGTCGATGCGCGCATCCAGCCGCTCGATCTCGGACTCGAAATTCGAGGCCAACTCCTCGACCTCTTGCACGATGTCGAGGATGCGATCGAGGATGGTGTATGAGCCGATGTACTCCGGCCCCTTGAAGACGGCCTCAATCAGCGACAACGATGCGGCGCGGAGCGCGTGGACGTACCCGGAATCCGGCTGGTCCAGGATCTCGTTGGCGAGTGCCGCGCTTCTGTTCTCCGCGCCGTATTGCCAGCGTGTCTCATCGTCCGCGAAGACCCAGGAGAAGAACCCTTTGCCGTCCTGACATTTGAGCGCGTTGCTGGCATTGTTCCCGAAGAGCGTCTGGTGCATCGATAGATCATTAGGCGAGTCTGGGCCGTAGATGAGATCCGTTGCAGTCCAAGGCGTTTCGCTCCATGCGCCTGTCACGGCTCCGGTGAGCGTGGCTTTCCAGAGACGCTCGTCGAGTGTACCGCCGCCTTCGCCGCGGTTGTCCTTGAGCCACGTGGCAAGGTCTTCGACATAGCTGAGGCGAGGTGCGAGCGTATGAATGTCGGCTGCCTTGTCGGCCATGGGTGTTCTCCTGTGTCAGGATCCATGGTCAGGCCTGGGCGGTGAAAGATTCAAGCGCCGGCAGATGTGACGAGGTGAATCGGAAATACGCAATTTGAGGCGAGTTAGAGAAATGCGCCTTGCGCGATCTTCGACGCTTGGCGCCTGTACCGGGTGGCCATCTTCATCACCTCCTGAAAAGTCGATGGGTCACGAATGACCGCACCCGGCCTGAGCTGAGCAAGGCTGTGTCCCTTCGTCGAGTCGGACTTCGAGAAGCCGCGGCCGTTCTGGTGCTTGGCGTAGTCAGAATCCTCGGCGGCGACGGCCGACAACACCTGAAGCGCTTCACTGATCTTCGTCCAGCGTGGATCGTCGCCGCGTGGGAGAGGTGTGAACTGCCTCATGCCGCACCTCCCGGATCACTACCGAAATCGTGCGAAACCCGATTCTGAAGAACGAAGTAATGGGAGGAAGTCGAAACTGAATCGTTCGTCATAGTGATCTCCCGCAGGGCGGCTTCTCGACGGACTTCCGCAGCCTCTCGCGGTCACGCCGATACAGGAGTCGACCCATCGCCTTACGCTTCGCCCCCGCCGCATCGTATCCACGAGACTCAAGGATCCGAAGGGCGTCGGCGATGACCGACTTGATCGGCGGAGGGACGTCCTCGCCGGACTCTTGCACTCGCGCGAGATAGACCGACACTGCCGCGGCAATCGCCGTATCGACGTGGCACGCCTCGGGCACGGCTGCTGTCCGCAGTCCTGCTCTCCAGCGTTCCGTCGCGCGGCGTCCCGTCTCGTTGCTCGGATCGGCTTGCCTCGGCATGACCGTCACTCCCATTCATCACTACGGGAATGATCGGCTTCGGCGTTGCAAGTGACCACCTATTGCGACAGGCTCGGCCGTCGAGGAGGATACGCGGAGCTGGTCGAGCGGAACGGAGTGTAGCGCCTACGAGAGACGTAAGTCTCATCCCTCCGGAGGGTGGGCAACCCCTCTCGTCACTACGGAAATGACGCTCAAAATCAGCCCTACAGAATCTCTTAAGAATATCCGGGCATCCCACCCCCGATCCGACAAGTCCTCGCCTAGTGCGGTCAACTTCTTAGTGTCGGAACTTGTCATCGAAACGAGCTGTCTATGTCGGAACTTGTCATTCCTGTCGGCTCGATGACATGGCCCGACTTAGTCATCACTACGGTATTCCGACGCGTCTCTGTCGGAAATCTTGCGCCATCCGACACAATCCCCTTGCCCCATTCCGCCGGCGGACAAATCATTGTTGCAGGACAGGAGACAACGTATGCGCAACACATTCCATCGCCGCCCGGCAGACAAGGCCCCGATCACTGGCGCCGACCGCAGCGGCATCCAAGGCGATCTCTCAGCCGTCCTCGACAAGGCGCGCATCGAGAAAGAGGATCCACGTGCCGAACGTCCGCTGGTGATGATCCGGAGCCTGCGCTACGTCGGCGAGACCGAAGGCGCGACACCTGCAGCGGCGATGTCAGCCAAGAGCCACGCTCTCTACGAATACCTCATGGCTTCCGCCCGAACCCAGATTGCGGAGACCGAGGATCATGTCGTGCCGTTCGCTGCCGCGATGGCGTACCTGGACACGCCGAGGGCTGACAGGATTCGGGAGTATCTCGACGCCATCACCGGCACATATGTTTCCTATGACTTCACCGAGGAAGACGGCACCCGGCGCGCTGCCGGCCGCATCCAGCTCCTGCAGTGCGAGGAAGTAGTCAAGCCGACTGGCGAGCGCGAGATCGGCTACCGCATGCATCCCTCCGTCCGAAAGGTGATCCTCGCCGCAACGCAGTATGCCCACCTTGAAGTAGCGGCGTTCGCGCGGTTCAAAAGCAAGTACAGCGCGAGGCTTTATCCGAAGCTGGCTTACGTAGCTGGCCTCGATGAGCAGCATCCGCTTGTCTACAGGCCGGAAGACCTTGCGGCCGAACTCGGATGGGTCGGCAAGAAGGGGAAATTCCACTGGGGGCATTTCGAAAGCGACGTGCTTAAGCCTGCGATGGACGACATGTTCGGCGCCGCAGACGGATCAACATCCGCCAAGGTCCGCCGCTTTTCTGCGGACTACGAACTCCGCCGTGCGGCGACCCGCGGCCGCCCTGTGGAAGCCATCGTTTTCCGAGTCGGGAAGGCGAAGAAGCACCTCGCCGAAAATCAGAAGCCGCCAATCGACGCAACGGAGCGCGATCGCATCCGGGAGATGTTCGACACTGCCAAGCTCGACCCTGCGACCGAGGTTCCCAACGAAGAGATCATGGCTCAGGCGGCGGGCAAGCTGAACATCGGAATCCTGCTGATCGCGGAGCGTTGGATCACCACGATGTCACTGGCAAAAGAAGATCCGGAAATTCTGGTCGGATCTCTCGGTCTCCTGAGTGGCCGCCAGATCCTCACGACGCTAGCCGAGGAAGGCGTCCGCGCCGCGTTCACGCGATGGCTCACCGACTGGAAAGAGCCAGACGGCATCAATTACCGCCCAGGATACGAGCCCGAAGTGACTCCGGTCACCGAAGCCGCCGAGACCGAAGCCGAAGCCGACGATTCCGAAGACGGTGCGGATCTCGACACCTCGACGCCGCTGCTGCTTACGCTCGCAACGGGCTACCGCATTTCAGATGCTCAGGCAGTCATCCGGGAGCACAGGTGGTCTGGGGACAAGCCGATGACGATTCGCCTCTGCGCGCTGGCCGCAGACGGAACTCAGCGAGAACATGACGTGGAAGTCGCGCCGACGCCTCTCGATCTCGGCAGACTGCTGAGAGACAAAGCCTACATGATCGCTAATCTGGAGCACGCAGCATGACCAAGAAACTTCCGAAGGACGTCCTGATCGCAAACTTGCTGGCTCAAGCAGCGGCTGACATTGCGACTGACGACGATCACCGCGCTCGCTTCAATCATCTCATCGAGCGCATCAAGGGCGCGCTGGCGACAGCGCAGGGGCCTGAAGTGGTCCACGACCGCAGCCTTGACTCGGACTTCGCTGAGGCGTGCCTCCTTGCGAAGGATAAGCTCCGGATGTCGCCGAAGGAGTTCGAGAGCGTCGTGGCGGTTCTCAACTCCCCATTCTCTCGTGTTGTCAACACATGCCCGGGCGGCAAGGACCCCCGAGATCTTCCTGCCTTTCTGAAGATGTCTGATGAAGAGATGCGCTTCGCGTTCGATCTTAGAACGCCGTACGACGCGGCCTTGTTTGTAGTCTGTCACGGCAAGACTTGGGGCTATTCGGAAAGCCAGATTCTGAAGGCTGAAGCCGAGTTCAGGACGCTCGACCGCGCCCGCCGAAAGAAAATCGCCGAAGCCGACGAGGTTAGGGCGGCTGCCGAGAGCGCTCGGATCGCCGCGCGAGTGTCAGCATGTTACACCGCGACACTACACTCGGCTGACGGAAACTCTCGGACATATCCGTGAGATCGATCGCTCTCCATTAACCCTGCCGGTGCCTATTCGCATCGGCAGGGCTCACAACTCTTCCGGGTCCTGCTATCCAAGGATCCGAACAAGGACACCACGATGACCGCAGGACTCCGAATAGCCATAGCCGCCTGACTTCCGCCCCGCGCGGAGCCGCTCGTCTATGCCTATTATCGGAGTCTCTTCATGTCCTTCACGCATAAATTCTATTCGGCCGACCTCCATCTCGGCCATCACGGCATCCTCCGCCATTGCCCGGCCACACGGCCCTTTGACACTGTCGAGGCCATGGATGCCGCTATCGTCTCCCGCATCAATGATCGCGTGGGCCATTCCGACATCCTCTACGTGGTCGGCGACTTCGCCATCAGCAGCGATGCCGAGTACGTCAGGCATCTGTTCAATCAGATCAACGGCCGCAAGATCCTCATCTTGGGCAACCATGATCTGGACAACAAAGGCCGCCCGTCGAAGACGATCCGCGATCTCCCTTGGGACCAGCCACCGGTACACGCGCTCGAGACCACGGATGAAGGCTGCCACGTCTACCTCCATCACTACGGCTGCCGCGTCTGGCCTCGTCACGGTCGCGGTGCTTACCACCTGTTCGGACACTCGCATGGCGACCTGCCGCCGCACGGACGCAGCCGCGACGTCGGAATCGACTGTGCCGACGCAAACTTCGCTCCGATGACGTTCCGCGAAATCCAGGAGACGCTCGATGTCTGATACCTTCCACCGCCTGCTGCGCCAGCAGTTCGGCAACCGCGTTCCCTTTGCCGCAGAATACATCGAAGTTCCTGCGGTCATCGAGCCGATCATCATCGAGTTCTTGGAGCAGCTTGCTGACTTCGACGCCGATCTCCGTGTCCAGCGGATCTGGCTTGATGACGGGAGGCTGCGCATCGCGGTCTCTGGCAGCCGTCCGGGTCTCGACGACATCCTCTCCGACGCCGAGTCTGCAGCACAGGAGCGCCTCAATGACATCTGACCGCTTTCCCCTTGGCTGGTTCGACCTCGTCCATGACCTCCGCGACGCTCTCGGCCGCTACCATCCGACCGTCACCGTGACCGCCATGACGGCCGACCGCGGCTGGCTCCATGTCGACGTCGACGACAGCACCCTTGGCTCCGCTGAGCGTGTTCGCCTCAGCCGCCTTGTCCAAGGATTTGTCACCCAGTCGCTCACCACATGCATGAGCTGCGGGTCTGCACATGGCCGTGATCGCGGAGAGCAGCGTGTCGTGACCTGCGATGAGTGTGAGGAGCCTGCCGATGCATAGCCCTGACTTTCCACGCATCAAGCTAGACGACCTGCAGAGCGACTTCCCCGGAGTCTTCGATACCGCCAAGTACGTCGACGTCGGGATCGGCTGGCTCGGTCTTGTCCAAGATTTCGTCCGTGAGGCGCTGCCACATGATCCGAGCCTCGCCGTCTTCGAGATCAAGGAAAAATGGGGTGGCCTCAGGATCTGGTGCGACACCGATGTCTTGGCCGCGCGGCTCTCGAAGGGCAAAGCCGAAGCGAAATCCGGCATGACCTGTGAAGTCTGCGGCGCTGAGGGTTGGCTACGCCGCCCGCCGCCTGGGCGAATGGCATGGTGGCGGACGCTCTGCCAGGAGCATGCGTCTCCGGATCAAGCCGAATGGGGCCAGCAGACCCGATGGTCGGCCGGGATGATGCAGTATCAGGGGCAGTGGTATCAGTATGACCGCGAGACTGACGCGATGCTGCCGATCGACACTCCGGAGCGATTCCGATGACGTTTGACGAACTCAAGGCAAAATATCCGCGGCTGCTCGGCGGCGCGAGGTTCGAATGCCACGTCGGATGGGCATCTATTCTCGACCGATACTTCGAGGTCGTCGATCGCGAGCTTCCTCCCGATGCCGTTTATGAGCTGAGGCAGCTCAAAGAGAAGCTAGGCTCACTCCGCATCTACGACTACGGCCCCGCTACCGACAACGCCGCGATCCAGGAGGCTCACCGCCTCGCCGAAGCACGCAGCTATCATACCTGCGAGTACTGCGGTCGCCCAGCCATCTGGAGCAGCCGTCGCGGGTATCTGACGACCGTCTGCGAGGACCACGCCGTCGCCGATGGATATCGTGCGGAGCCGGTTAAAAGCGACCCGTACGCGTATTGGGATGGTGCCGGTGACTGGTATCGATACGACCCGGATGCCGACGCCTTCGTTCCCTCGGAGCCGCCGACATGGTCACGATGACAGCACCCCGCCGTCGGTTCGGATTGCCGCCGGTGACAATCCACGTTGAGAGCATGGATCGAGAAGATCTGGTGATCGCGGCCCTGACGCGCTGCCGAGACATCGAGAGCATTCTCGATCTCCATGGCTTCGACGACGACGCGACCGTCCGCCGCATCGGATGGCACATGGCAAGCAAGACGGGCACCGATTTCAGGATTGGCCGACGTCTGCTTCAGCTCCTGTCACCGGGCGGCTATCTCATGCCTCCGACGGAATTCCGGCTTTCCCGGGTGACGGAGCCGACGGAGGAAGAGATCCACGCGGCGCCGTTCATCACGCCGTGGAGCGTGCAGCTCTGGCAGAGCGGCCAGACGCCTGCAGAGTGGCGTGTAAACGGCTCTGTGTATCACGCCGACTGGGAGCCGCGCATCTGGAGCAGGCTGCTGTATCTGCACAGGCCGAAATCGATGGCGCTTACTGACGAGGGATGGGTCAAGCTTGGACGGAGGATTTGATGACGAAAGATCGGAAAGCTGAACTCGCTGAACTGTGCCGTCTCGAGATCCGGAAGACGTCGGCGATCTCTAAGTCGAAGATGTCCGAATACGGGTATCATCTCGTCGAGTCCATCGTCGACGCCGAGATCGAGGCCATGCGCGGGCGGCTCACGGACAAGTCTGTGCGGTCGGATGATATTACAATGCTCCGAGAACTGGTGATCGCCGACTTGTGGCCGCGGCTTCGTGAGCAGCACAGGCAGCATCGGGATCATGTCTTCGATGCCGTGAAAAAGATGAATCGGGAGACGATCACGGCGGACGCGACTTTCGCATTCGACATCGGATGGCGGCAGCTTCTGCAGGCGGCAGCCGAGCGGACTCAGACGTATCCGGCGTCGTGGCAGGCGCAGATCACGGGCGGCAAGGAAAAGTTCGGCTGCTGTGTGATCTACATCAATCTCGAGACCAGCCAGCGTGGCGCGCGGAGTGAGATCGAGCGGCTCCGGGAAGAAGTCAGGCTGAGGAGCCTGGCGACCTGCGACATCTGCGGAAATAGCGGGCGGCTGCGGATGTCGTCGATCGCGAAGACGGTCTGCGACCGACACGCTGCCGTCCTCGGCGAGATGCGTGACGACGACGGCGTGTGGGCGGATCCGTGGCGTTGGCACGAGGAGCGACCGATCGGGGAGTACATCGACGACGTGGCGGAGAAAGCGCGTGCGATCATGTCCGCTGCCACCGCCACGTCCGAGCGCGACAAAGATTGAAGTCGGTTATTTTCGACAAAGGAGTGGACAATGTCTGAAATTTCCGTCGCCAGCGGTTGGCAGCACATCCTCGACGAGGCCGTTGCCAAAGCATCGCGGCTGCCGGAAGAGTGGTGCTTCGAGATCGTCCAGGCTGAGACCGTCGATGGCGCGCTGCGGCTGTCGGCGACGTATGTCAGCGGCGACGTCCCGCTCGATGATCATCTGCCGCCCGAGCGCAAGCTGCCGCATCCGTGGCGCGCGATGACGCGGATCCGGGAGACGGCTCGGGAGAAGTCCCTGCGGACGTGTGAGTGCTGCGGTCGCGAGGGACGGCTGGTCAGTGCCGGTCAGGATGCGCGGGTGCGGTGCGTGCGGCACGAATATGTAGTGGATGTTGCGGAATGGGAGGAAAAGCGGGCGTCGATGCGGACGGCGTTCGAGACCGAGGAAGAAGCGGTAGAGCACTTCCAGGCGGACTACGGTGCCGGTGTCGACATGATGCAAGAGCTGCAGACGGCTGCAGAACAGGATTCGAGCGAGTCCGATCCGACGTCGAAGCACTGAAAACTGGCACCCAGTGCCCGACGAATCGAAATCGTCGCGCACTGGGGTAGGGCGAGATCACCGAGTGGTGACTCAAGCGGCTTTCTTCATCTCCTGCTGGCTCTCGCAGTACATGCGGTAGCCTTCCATTACGAAATCCTCCCACCACTTCAAGATCGACATCTTCGTGTCTAGGTAGACGTTCCGATCATAGACCTTCTCGGAAACGGACTCGCGACCCTCGTTGCTGTGAGTGATCATCTCGATCTCCTTGGGGAGCATCGGGCGGCCAGCTAGCTCGAACATAGACATCTTCGGACGCACGATGGTGGTGAAGGTCTTGCGGAGATCGTGGGTAGAAACATTCCAAGGCATCCGTTCGAAGATGCCGCCAGGCTGTCGCATTTCCTCGATCTTGTCACTGACCGTGCGCTCGTTGATGTGCCCGTTCATATCGTCACCGGTACGCCGTGGGCGCTGCTTCGGAAACAGGTAGTCGCAGTCTTCCCGGGTGAGCCGCATGGCCTGCTCGACGATCAACGTCGCCATCGGAGGCAGAGGCAGCTTGCGCCAGTGATGTGACTTGTCTTCCATGGACCAGACGCAGTCGTAAGCACCGCCCATCTGCATGGCGGACTTCTTGGCCGACGTCGGCGTGAAACGGCGTTGGCCCGTCAGGAGCTGAAGCTGCAGGATGAGGCGGACGGTTTCGTTCCGGCAGGACAGTAACGCATGCCACAGAGCACCGATCTCGAGCTGCGTCAGCGCGCGCTTGTCCTCGCTGCCCTCAACAACCTTTGCACGCTCAAGCGCCTTGGAGAGATCGCGAGCCGGATTGTGAGAGACGCCGAGATCCGGGTTGTTGATCACATACGTGAAGCACGCCTTGATGGCGGCTACCGTTAAGTTCGCTTGCCGGATGCCTTGACCTTTTGCATCGCCGTTGCGCCCACGCTGGATGATGTTGTTTCGCACCCGGGCGAGATCTGCCGTCGTGATTGAGGCGACGGGCTTTCCATGGACCGGCGCGAAATCGGCATGCAGCCCGGCGTTCACGCCTAACGCGGACCGGTAGCCGCGGACGGTGTCCTTGTTCTTGTTGATCGCCGCCCATTCGAGATAGTAGTCGCGGGCGACTTCCCAGGTAACGCCATCTCCGTGCTCGACGGCATGGAGATGTCCTGCCTCAATCACCGAATGTCCGGCGGCGAATGCCTGAATCATCACTGACAGGTCGCGGCCCTTTGCGGCCTCCTTGCGAAGCTCGGCGACGAACTCCCGGAGCATAGGGATGTCGTCCTTGCCGAAGGCGCTCAGCGGTGCGATCTGCAGGTTAGACAGGCGGGTTGAGAAATACCAGCTTGCGCCGGTCTTGCTGACCTTAATGGCGAGGCCCTTGGTGTCGCTGTCGCGGTAGACAACCGGGGATTCAATCTTCTTCTTTTCCAGGTTCTTGACCTTGGTAATCGTGTGGCCGCTGAAACTCTCTGAGGGCATTCGGGTCTCTTTCTCTCTGTCTGAGAAAAATGGTGACCCGGGAAGAATCACTTGGCAAGGCCTAGACCCGAAAACACTCCGTGGTCAGCCACTGAAACACGCGTGATTTAGAAACACGCCGCTAAGTCACATCCAAAAATATTGACACCAAATGGATGGACTTACGGTGGTCAACAAATTTGGCCTTGTTTCTAAGGCCTTGATGCGTCAACTTTGTTGACAAGCGCTGACGGGGCGGGCAGTGAGAATTACGAGACCCTCTGACTCTTAATCAGCGGGTCCACGGTTCGAGCCCGTGATCACCCACCAAAAACCTCTTGAAATCATTGTGCAATTTCCGAGTTGTCCGGAGTTTCCGGATGACTGGTTTCCAAGAAATTGGAAAC